TTTTTAAATTTGAGTACATCTTTCTGTTTTTTCAAAAATTTCAAAAGTTTTTTAGAAATTACAAAATAAATCAAGAGATGTACTCAAATTTTAATTTTCAATTTTTAGAAATATCCAGTGTCTTTTTAAGACATCAGAATGGTATTATAAATATCCAATGATCCTCTCGATAGCCTCTCGATAGCCTCTCAATAGCCTCTCGATAGCCTCTCAATAGCCTCTCAATAGCCTCTCAATAGCCTCTCAATAGCCTCTCAATAGCCTCTCAATAGCCTCTCAATAGCCTCTCAATAGCCTCCATATAAAACCGCGTTGGGGGCGGTTTCCCCCCACCTCCATATAAAACCGCGTTGGGGGCGGTTTCCCCCATAGGGCGGTTTCCCCCACAATTATATAAAATTATCATAAGATATTATAATAGGTATTGTTATTTTTTGAGTATTATGCTATCAGTAGGTATTCCCACAGAATTGAAGGCGAATGAGAATCGCGTATCATTGATTCCGAGTGATGTCAAAAGGATTGTTGATGAAGGTATCCCTGTATATTTTCAAAAAGGCGCAGGACAGTGGGCAGGCTTTAGAGACTATGAATATATAGAAGCAGGAGCCTTTGCAAGAAATACCATAGAGGAGCTTTATGATACCGCGAGCCTTATTGTAAAAGTCAAGGAACCACAAGAGAGAGAATATCCACTTATAAACGAAAAACATACTATATTTACATTCTTCCATTTCGCGAGCAATAAGGGGCTTCTTGAAAGAATGATTGAATCTAATGCCATCTGCTATGCCTACGAAACAGTAGTTATTAAGAGCGCCGATGGTAAAATCCACTATCCTATTTTATCAAATATGTCATCAATTGCCGGAGACCAAGCATTTATTGAAGCGGAATCATTTATATCAAAAAAGATTCCTAATCACTTTTATCATATTCCTATAACAATTATAGGAGCAGGGAATGTAGGACAGGCATCTATGAAACGCGCTATAAAAATGGGATATAAGAATATTTATCTTATTGACAAGGACGAGGAAAAAATTAAGAATATTAAGAGAGAGGCAGATGATTGTCCGGGTACAAAAGGCATCATCAATATCTATAATATGACTGAAGATAATCTAAGAATACTTATGAAAAAATCAATTATAACAATCGGGAGTATCTATAATACTGGCGCTGAAACAAATAAATTATTGACTAACGACATCCTGGATACTATGCCAGATAATAGTATTATTATGGATGTGGCGATAGACCAAGGAGGAATAACAGAACAATCAAAGCCGACGACCAAAGATAACCCTTTTATTACATATAAAAATGTTAGTATTTATTGTGTGCCTAATATTCCGAGCTGCATACCTCTAAGAGCCTCAACATTACTCTCTAATTCAATAAAAGATTATGTCGTCGCCATCGCAAAACACAGAGAATACAAATATCCTGAATTAGGCAATTCTAAATATAAAATATAATCTCGAATATAATTCCATATCAATATAATTATAAAAATTGATATCTTATTTAATTTATTTTTATTAACATTACACCTATCTATACTAATATTCCAGATAACAATGCAGTTTCCATCGTCATTCAAGATTCGCCCGTGTCTCGCGGTATTTGCGGTATTCCTCGTGTTATTCGTGTTCTCTATGAATATAAGAGGAGCTTATTCATACACTGTATCATTTCCCACATATAAAAGGAATCTCGCAGTAATCTCTAATGCAGATATTAAATATTTGTCGGATTATGATAAATATCAGCTTATCAAGCTATTCAATAGCGTACCCCTGCTATTATTTAAAAATCAAAAGATTAATCCAGTAGAATATTACGAGTTTTGCAAGCTATTTGACGATAAGCATACTAATGATACTATCCATCCGTTTGAATATTCGAAAGTTGATATTGTCCCTCAAATTGCCCTCAGAGGTAATTGCTATATTAAAGACCTTCACGGTGTCAAAGATGTTCGTTTAAAATATAGCGAACCCTTTAAAAACTCGCTCGTGTGGCACCAGGATATTGTAGGTCAAGGAACTTATTTGCCTCCCGTAGTTTCCAGTATGTATATGATTAAGACGCCTACTCGGGGCGGCAATACGCTTTTCGCCAGCCTCGAAGACGCCTACGATAGTATTGATAGCAATATTAAAGACAAGATTTACGATTTAAAAGTCATTTATTCAAATACTAATACGGGAATGATGAATACATATTTTGATTATACGGGATATAATAGGGTAAAAAATAATGATATGAACTTTGAAAAAGAGGAGACCATTATTACTAAGGAGCCTCTTGTCGTCTATTCTAACTATAATAGGAATCGCAAAGCCCTAATGCTATCCCCATTCCGTTTTACGAAGTTTGATAAAATGTCCTGTGGAGATAGCTTTGATTTATATAGAGAAATTATGTCAAAAAATGTAGTTAATAAAGATAATATTATTGATATTAAATGGGAAAATAATGACCTACTCATATTTAATAATAGAAAACTGATTCATTCTTCATCGCCTACATTGGAATACAAGGATATGGACAGGCTATATTACAGTTGCTTTGTAGGAACCAGGGCACCCATCTTTCCCTGCTAAGAATCTGAAGAATGCGCCACGAGGTTGGAGTGGCTATAAGTTATATACTTGGTTCATAGTGTTATTATAGATGTTGGAGGATATAATTTCGCTACATATATCGGCTATACTTTTATTCTCTACATCAATATATATTATATTTTTATTATTTCTGACAGCTTCTTCATAGTTCTTTTCGTGTAATTCGTGGATTCGTTTAATATATTCGAGTTTGATATTTTTCTCGGCTTCCCGACCTCTTTTTTTAATTCTATTAAAGCATATTTCGGGATTTGACCTTAAATATACATATCCGCACGGTTCCCACAATTTATCGGTAGTTTTATGAAGAGTCAGAATATTTCGGTATTCTTCTTCGCTAATACTTTTATCTTCATAAGCCTTCTCAACAAATACATTTTTGATGAAATAAGGGCTCCGTTCCATCAATATAATAGTATTGGATTTCTCTTGTATCCAGCATCTGTCAAGCCATACTTTTATTTGAAAATTATAAGTGCTGTTCTCGGTATCGTACATATTTTTGAGATATTCGCTCCAATTTTCAACAGGCTCTAAATCTACGGGTGTTTTGTAGTTTTTATGAAAATAATTTAGGATGCTCGTTTTATAGCAACCTATATTACCGTCCAAAGTAATTATCGGCATTTTTAATAATTATATTCATATATATTTATATATCATTTTTCATTATTTTACTTTTATAGATTAGTTTTTTGAAATTTGCGTATTTTAATTCGGTAGCCTTTGTATCCGTAAGCTTCTTAATGAAATTATTAAATATTTCATTGAACTGTTCCATAATTACATCAAGCATTTTATCGCTTATTTTTACATTAAAATTATTGAATATTTTCTTCATTTTCTTCTTTACCGCCTTGTTCAATTTAGAACAAGCCCCGCCAGTCATCTGTAATCCCAACGCAGGTCTCGCGACATTATTCGCAAAATCAATATTCATTATATCACCGCTTACATTTTCGGCTCTGTAATGTCTGGACTCATCTACACCAAAAAAAGCGGCAGTATTAAACGCACCACCTCTCATTCCACCCCTTGTTGATACGATTACAGTTGTAGATTTACCGGTGATTCGTGCGGAATTACAATATTTATTGATATAGTGTATTAAATAGCTCATATGGTTATTTAATATTTGTTTTACGCCCATTTTGAGACATAAAAGGGCGCACAAAGATGCGATGTTGAAAATGAGTTTATCAATGTATATATTCATTAACATTACTATTTTCCCCTCATCCAGTTTATTAATAGGCTTACGGCGTTTTATACTTTTTATCAATTCGAGAGAACACAATTTAATATCTTTGCAATCTATCATATATAATTATTACTACTATTATATAAAATGAAAATAATTATATATATTAAGTAGATTAAGAACAATGGAATATTTAGAACTTGACGAATCTAATCCGGTATTACATAGAATGAACTTTTTAAACGGTCGTATTGATGCCACAAATAGCAGCACTTTTAATATTGAAAAATCGCGCATCAGAGCTTCCGAGCATCAAATAAATGTTATATCGCGCAATCTTGATTGTACGGAAGTATCTAAGCTTTTTTTTTCAATAGACAATATCAATCTATTGCAAAGAGGCATACGCAATAAAATATTAAATGATACTTCCGGAGAAATAAATATATCGCGACAAAGCGATGACGAGCTTAAAATTATTATGCGCTCTATTTATTTTCAATATGGGAAGAATAGCATATTTAATGTGAGAGAACAGGTATTATCGTTAAATACGCGCGTGATTGAGTGGAGCGTCCCTGAAATTATATCAAATATCAAACAATCGCAAAAATACCTGCGCGATATCAGCACGATGCCCGTTCCCCTTGAAAGATCCACGCTTCCTTCAACAAAAGGAACTAAAACCTTAGATATTACTAATAGATATTAATAAATATTAATAGATAATAGCAAATAATAAATAATATAATATTATAGAAGTATAGAAAAATATATATATAAAAATGAGTGGTTATATAGATACTGCTTTTTCCTATGATGAATCGGATTTAGGCTTAGACCCCGAAACTAAATTGCGCTTTAAACCGAATAAGAAGGAACTTGAACTATTCAAATTAGAAAAATTAAATATGTACAAGGGAACTTGGATGGTTTGCTTCGTATATGGTATTACCGCCATAATTCTCCTTTCCGTCATATTTTTCACGGAATGGGGAAGAACATACATATATAACAAGTTTTTCCCCGCAGTTATTACATATGTTTTAGGTGCAATTGTTATTATTATATATTTAATAGTCTCTATATTTAGCTTAGTACCCCGCAAACTAAGAAAAAGCGTAGAAACATTACCTGTCTGTCCTGATTATTGGAAATTAGAAAAAGTTGAGGAGAAAATAAAAAAAAATATTAAAGATAATATAACAAAATATTCTGCAGCTAAAGAAAATCCTTTAACACAAGACCCGGATTATAAAAAAGGCAAAAATGAGCAATATATATTAAACAGACCGGATGACATCAATATATCAGCAGAAGATCATGTATTAAATTATAAGTGTGTTCCAGACCCTAATGTATATGGTGATATTAATGAGCTTAAATCCCAATTGGAATTGATTAATGAAAATAATAACATCTATAAAAAAGGGACTACATTCGATGATTTAAAAAAAGATAATTCCCGACCTAAATATTTATATGTTAACTCTTCTAATATAAATCCTGATTTGGAAAAATATGCGGAAATAACCGGTGTTTATAAAAATACATGGACTACACAGGCGCAAGCACATGGCCAATATTTTGATAATACAATTGTTAAATATGAGAATGATAGATCGGAGAGGTATAAATCCGATCAAGTAGATCAAGCACATGTTGATAAAATTAAACCCTTGATATGTAATGAATTATATCCGTATTTACTTGATTCTATGGAGGACAAAGAGAAAAATCAAGAGTTAAAATGCGAATATGCTAAGAAATGCGGTGTTTCTTGGAGTTATTTAGATTGTTATGGAGATAAGGGAATATTGTCTTCAATACCTTTATCTGTTACAAACTCTGCGGCTGAAAGAGTGGCTACTATGTAAAAACAGTTTGTTTTACAAGGTTTTACATATTCCAAAAGTTTTTCTATGAAATTCGCTCAATCCGTATGTTTTTAAAGCGGCAAGATGATTTTTTGTTCCATACCCCTTATTTTTTTTTATATCATAGCGCATTAATATAGGATTGTCTTCAACAAGCTTATTTATCAACTTCGTATGATAATCTTTGGCGACTATAGAAGCTGCTGCAATAGATAAATAAATTGCGTCCCCTTGTAATACGCATTCGTACTCTATCATTTCCGCTTCCTCTCCCGGCGGAATATATCCCTTAAAGTTCGGTCCATCTATCAGCAAATAATTGAAAGGCTCCTTCTTATATGCCTCATTAATAGCTCGGTTCATCGCTTTCATAGTAGCATTTAAAATGTTTATTTCATCAACCTCTTTATTAGATACTTCGCCGACTCCATATGTTACGCAAATATCCTTGATATATGAAGCCAAAAACTCCCGCTTTTTTTCAGATAATTTTTTAGAATCCTTAATTTGCTTATATGTATCATCTGGAAAACTCTTAGGCAACACGACACACGCAGCTATCACTGGGCCTATAAAAGTCCCTCGCGCTACCTCGTCAACTCCAGCTATTACCTTATCCTTATGCTTTTCTGCCGTAATAATATAATCGCCGCTCTCGCTGTTATCGCTCATAATATTTGTTATAGTTATCTATGTAAATATAATGCAGTCATTTTTTATATGAAATATCGCGTGGGAATGCGTCTAAAAATGCTATTTTAATATGTGTGTATAAAGTGTATTACATTAAATACGCTTATTACTTTTTCTATATTTTTATGCCCTCTTGGCGAAATTGGATATCGCGTTTGACTTCTAATCAAAAGAGTGTGGGTTCGAGTCCCACAGGGGGTAATAAAATGTTTTTCTTGTTTTTTCCGATTATTATTATTTAGATTTATTAGATAGAACCGAGGTCTTCTTTGTGATGAATATATTTTATATATTATATGATACTATTACATCATTATATAGGAGGTGTTTTGTAATCAGCGAAGAAAAGGGTGATGTATATTATTCTATGTAAAAAAATTGACTGTCTTATAAATATTAAATAATCATCGCATCAAATATGATTCAAGAGATTATAGTAATCATCGACGATACTCTATATTGTATTGAAAGAGTCATCATAGACATCTTATTGTGCCTTCTTGTATTTTCCCTATTCTTACTAATAAAAAACCTTCTGATGGGGGCGGTCTTATAGTGGGGGAGACCGCCCTATGGGGGAGACCGCCCCCAACGCGGGATATTAAGAGGCTATTGAGAGGCTATTGATATATTTATATTACCATTATGATGTCTTAAAAAGAAACCAGATTTTTATGAAAATTGAAAATTAAAATTTGAGTACATCTCTTGAATTATTTTGTAATTTCTAAAAAACTTTTGAAATTTTTGAAAAAACAGAAAGATGTACTCAAATTTTAAAATGAAAAAATAAAGATATTCCAGCGTCTCTGCAACTGCTCTGTTAATCTAAGTATTTTTATAATAATTATTGAGAGGCTATTGAGAGGCTGTTTGAGGCCTATGAGAGTTTATTTAATAACATTTCAATATCGTTGTAATAGGCATCGTTATAATCGCAGTAAAATACCCCATCTGCCGTTTTTTTGTCCGTCGGATATCTATTTGTCTTGTTTGCCCTATCTATGGTATATTCAACAATTTCGCCAATAACTGCTATATTGTTTGCAGTTAAGCCACCACTCGCTATCATTTTGATATATTCGGGGTTTCTATAATTATTAATAAAATATATCTTGTTATAATATACGGTATTTTCTGCAGAATCTTTTTCTATATTGCCTTTCGTTAATATATTATTATCACATAGTAAATCAAATAATACCCAAGCCAACGATTGAATATCGAGCATATAATCAGTTATATATTTTTTATGCATCATAGTTGCCATATATAACAAGGTTCCTACATAACCTTTGCGTACTTTCATTTCTCGCACTCCCTTTGCATTGATAATATTTACAGACAATCCAAAATCTATTATTTTAATTTCATTCATATTTTCATTTGCAAATACTATATTATGCGGCTTAATATCTAAATGGATTATTGATATATTTTTTTTCAAATTACAATTATGCATTGATTGTAAAGCTCTCAAAATTAATATAAATATCCTCTTTATCTTTAAGATATCTCTATTGCCTCGTAATTGTCTCAAATCTTTCCCTAATAATTTTGACACCAGCACATATCTACCAATGTCCCCCTCTACAAGTTCTCCGATACTACCATAAGCATATACTTTTGATACAATAGCATTCGCGCAATTAACATTTAATAACTTCATAATATAATATTCGGTCATTATTTGATACAATATCTTTATATTCATCTTATGTAGTATATCGGGAAGTCTCGGTTGTATCTTTACGACTACCTCTTCGCCTATCATATCCCCTTCTATTATTTTACCAACATATAGCAGAGATTCTATATTTTTATATAATTCTCTAATAATTATAATTTTTATAGGCTTATTATTAATATCGTTGAGCACTATTACATCATTTAAAAATAGTTGCGATAATTTGACAATATAATCAGATATATAGATTCTTTTTCTATTATATTTATTTGCTATATATCTTAGATTCTCCTCATAATTTTTATTAGCCTTTCGCTGTGTATAAAATGGCAAAAACTCTAAACTCACTTCCGGATTCTCTACCGGTTTTGTTTTCTTCTTCTGCTTATCAGGCTTAACGGGCTTATCGGGCTTATCGGACTTAAGAGACTTAAGAGACTTATCGGACTTAAGAGACTTAAGAGACTTAAGAGACTTGTATTTTTTTATAGAGGATACTATAGATTCAGCTGCTGTCTTAGGAGCTGAAGGGGTAGTTTTAATAGATTTGGCTACAGGGACTGCCGGGACTGCAGGGACTGTTGGGGATACTCGGGTTTCATTGTTATAATTATTAATATTTTTGTTGATATTTATAAAAATCTTGTCAATGTTTTTCTTAGATAAACATTTTAAATATGTGCTATATTTTATGTTATCATAGTAGCTACTATTTATTACATCAAGGAAATATTTTGCAGTATTTATATCAAAGTGTTCGCCGAGTTTTTTAGCTATAGAAAGCTTATCTTTTTTTCGCATTGTTTTGCTGGCTAAATCGTCGCTAACAGTCTCATATATTTTTAACAGGTCCTTTTTAAGTAAGCATTTAAAATACTTATAGTAATTGATATTATCTATAATAATATTTTCTGTAAAATATTTTGAATTATATTTTTCAAAATGTTTAATTAAAATTTCAATTATATATTTTTTTTTCATATTATATATTGCTCTTTCTATATTATATATAATACTATATATTAAGATATATATGAAGTTATGAAATTATGAAGTTATGAAATTATGAAATTATGAAATTATGAAATTATGAGAATATGCGAGCAATAAATATGTTATTTTTTTCAATTATTTTGTGTAAAAATTGATAGCATATAAGGATAGATAAATTATCCAGAAAATGGACGGCTCTCTTGTGGCTCAAATCCTCTTTGCGAATGAGAAGGCCTTTAAAGGCATCGGCGACACCAAGGAATGCCAGAAGCTCTGTCGTGTTTGCAAGGCCGCCAAGGAAAATCAGCATATCCTCGATGGAATTAGCAAGAATCGCGCAGAACTTTATGCGGTTCGCATATTCAACTGTTTGCTAAAAAAGTCAAAAAGCATCTCTCGTGAAGATAAAGAGGTTATTAAAGATGCCAGTGGAAAAATGGCAAGCGCCGTAGATATTATGTTTAACAAGGAAACTGCATTATTTCGCAGCTGTTTCATAGAGCATATATTGCTGGATTATGTAGAATTATTAAACCACAAATTGAGATATCAGAATGGTTTTGAAATAAATTATTACAATACCGAATTATACCATCCTTATATACTCTATAATTATATGACAATTATCAAGATTATGGGAATTGATTTTGAAAAAGAGTTAATTAGCCTAAAATCAAGAAAAATGGAAGAAACTAAAAATAATTACAAATACATAATGTATAAGCTCTGGAATGTTGAGGATATCCTCAAAATACACAACGCGTCAGATTGCTGTCGCTGAGAGCTTTTATGTATCTGTACCTGTATCTGTATCCTGTATCAGTATCTGTATTTTTTTATAATTGATTGCATCTAAGATTATAATCATAGTAAAAATAAAAATTGATAATATGTATTATTTTTTATAACATATTACCAATGTACGAATGTTATATGAATGAGGTTGTTCACGAAAGTATTTACGATTATTGCGAGCATATCTATGAGAACATCTGCTATAACAATAATAATTGCCACGATAATCGCGATATTTTGACATCTGACTTAAATAATTTTATTGAAAATGAAATTGAAAAAATGAGCACCTATAATATCAATAATATCCTGCTATCTTATGGTTTTGATAAAGCCTTCAAATATTATATTGATAATAATTATGATACGCACGGCTCGCAAGGCTCACAGGGCGACAGGCCATTAAGTGATATCAAAAATGTCCATAGTATTACCAAGACGCTTGTATATTTCCTTATAGTATCTTCATTTGAAGTTAAATAATTACATATTCTTTGTCTTCCTCTGATAGCTCTATGCGTATCTTCTTACTATACTCTTCCTTAACTTTTTCAACTGTCGTGCTATTTTCTAAATTATAAAAAATGTTGCCTATTTTTATTAATCGCCCGCCATTTTTAGTCTTATATATTGGAAACTCTAAATCATAATATTTATATTTATCATTCGATAGAATTTTAGGAGTTTTTCTCATACAATCCTATTATAATATAATATTTATAATATCTATAATATTTATAATAAAGCTATTGATATAAATTATGTGTATTTTTGCACAATATAAAGATATTCTCGGAGTTCCAAGAGAGGGAATACACGGCATACGAGTATATGATTTTGCCATCGTGGATTTTGTTATGACTTTTATAGGTGCCTGTATTATAGCATATTTCTTCAAAATGAATGTGCTCTTTGTATTTTTATATTTATTTATACTGGGCGAATATCTCCATATCCTCTTTTGCGTTGATACCAAGTTTTTGTCAATTTTTTTCAATTTAAAAAAAGACACAAAAAATAATAAAAATTGATAGTCTATATAAAGATTAATTAATATATATATACAACGATGAACGTTCTCCTCCCCAAGCAATTCAATGTCGACGCGATTAAGTATTCTGAAATGAAGGTTATGAAATCAGGTGCTAAGTCAGTCTATGTAAATTACAAAGGTTCAAAAATCAATATTCAAACCCCTGTTCTATCAATTCCCTATGGCGTCAATGATAATACTCAGTTTATCAAGGATGACCCGAAACGCAAGGATGAAGCTCGTAAGTATGATATTACGGCATCATTCAAGGGAATGGATGAGAATCCCAAGGTACAGGTATTTCACGATAAGTTGATTGAACTCGAACAAAAAATTTGCGAAGATGCGAGCAAGAATAGTGTAGCGTGGTTTAAGAAGAACTTTGAGGGCAATAAGGGTGCTATTGAGAATATGTTTAGCCCTATTGTTCGCCGCGATAAGGACAAGGAAACTGGTATGTATGCTGATAAATATCCTCCTACTTTCAAGGCTAAGATTCCTTATAATTCGGAAGAGGATAAGTTTGACTTTGATTGCTATGATATGGATAATAACGAGATTGATTTCAAGGACTATGTTGCAAATCTCAAGGGTGGAAAGGCGCAATTCATTATCCAATTGAATGGTCTCTGGTTCTCTGCAGGAATGTTTGGATGTAGCTGGAAGATTGTTTCTGCCAAGTTCCAAAAGATTAACACTTCTAAGATTACCTTTGTAAAAGATAGTGATGAGGATAATGTAGATGATGAGGACGACGAAGATATTGATGTAGATACTGAGGTAATTTCCAAAGTAACGGCAGTCGTTCAAGACAAAAAGAAGACGGTTGCAGCTGCCGCGGCTCCAGCTCCAGTATCTGTCAAGGCTCCTGTAATTTCAAAGGAAGAGGAGGAGGAAGAAGAAGAGGATGAGGAGGAGGAAGACGAAAAAGAAGATGTCAAAGAAGCAGATGACGAGGAAGAAGATGATGAAGAAGAAGAGGCCGAGACAGAGCCCGAACCCGAGCCTGAACCCGAACCCGAACCGGTTAAGAAGGCAGTTAAGAAGGTTGCCGCTACTAAGAAAAAGTAAGAATGTGATAATGTAAATAAGGTGATAATGTAATGTGTTCTATGGGATTCTTATAAGATAAATAATAATATTAAAACTATTAATCCCATTATTACTCGTCCTAAAGGCGAAGGCTCTTCTGTGTTAAAATCATATAGTTCTATGTTTTGTGATATTATTTTTCCAATCATATCCAATATTTTATATGCAACTGGAAGTGATAAAATAATAAATAATAAAAAACCATAAAATGATGTTTTAAACTTGCTTATATATGTATCTATTGTATTTTTTTGTTTTTCTTCCATTACATTTTGAGTATGTACGAGAGATTGAGAGCTTATTGGAGTATAAGCAAAGTCAGGCGTATATTTGATATCATATGTATTCGTGTTAATATTCATATTCGTATAACAACTTTAAATATATTCTACATAATAATATAATAAAAAATTATTTGCCAATTCGGAAGCATTATTCCTATTCATCGCCCCCATCAATGTTTCAAGATTTGTATTTATACGAATATTATCAATAATAGCACCAATTCCCATATGTCCTCCTGCGCCTCCGGTTCCACCACCCGCTCCTGCTCCTACGGCTCCTACGGCTCCTGCTACTCCACCTGTTCCGTTAGCTAATAGCCACGCTGGCAAATTATTATAAAAGTTATTCGAACATAAAGCCATAGCCTTAATAAAATTACAGCATAATATATAATATTCGTTATTGCATTCTTTAAACATCTTTATAGCATCTTTGCAAAAATCAAATATCAAGGTATCTGCTCTTATTTCATTAAAATACTTATTACTTTCTGGAGTATTAGCCGAGAATAATTTAAAATATTTGATTACTTTTAGAAAATCCGCATCTTTTAATCTCTCAAACCATTCCGGGCTATTATAAAACCCTCTGCTTTCTATTTCTAATGACAATTCAGTAAATGCGTGCATATTGTTTTCCCACAAATATTCATCATTCTTGATTAGCAGGTCATTATATTTTATAAATATATAAAGATTCTCCAAAAAGTCTTCATCCAACTTATCGCGATTATAGGGATTATAAGGCTCCTGTTTATTCTCTCTGCATTTTCTAACAAAATACTCCAATTCTACAGCATCAAATACATACTTTTCTATTCTCTCGCTTCTCTCGCTTCTCTCGCTTCTCTCGCTTCTCTCATTGTTCTTATTATTGCATAATATATATAATCTTTTAGGGGGTATATCGCATATATTCTCTCCTGTAAAAAGTTCCTCGCTATTCATATAATCACCTCGGGCAACTCCAGACTCATAATCCTCTAAGTTAAATATATTATCTCGTAGCCTATCTCTAATGCGGTTCTTTATTCTATCTCTCAATCTTTCTTTGAGCCTCTGCTGTATCTTGCAAAATGCATCTATATTTATATTATTGCTTTCCAGTTCGCAAGTATTTTTATTAATATTATAGAGACGCAAATAAATCTCGTTCTTGCTATATTTGCGGTCGTTTGATATTATATGATTCTTCTCGGCTATATTTAATAATAGCTTGAATGGTATATTTTTTAATAAATCTATATATAACTCCTTGATATACCAAAAACCAGAATTACCATTAATGTGCCTATATAACATATATAAATCACCTACAGTTATCTCTTCTTTGTCCTTAAATACATCATAAAATATCTTGTGTATATAGCCAATCTTAGTATTCTTATGATACCTACAATATAATAAGTTATTCGTGATATTACGGTCGCATAAATTAAAATTATTATATCTACATATACATCTCCCTGTCGCTTCAACAATATCCCCAGCGACTACTTCCTGAACTTCCCAAGCAACATCTCCAGCATCTCCAGCATCTCCAGCATCTCCAGCATCTCCAGCATCTCCAGCATCTCCAGCATCTCCAGCATCTCCAGCATCTCCAGCATCTCCAACATCGCTAATATCTTCAATTACTATATTAATATTATCTGTATTTTCAATATCTTCAATATCATATTCTATGTCATCTTCCATATTAATATTGCGAATACATCTAAATATTATATCGTTCATTTATATTTATTATTAAAAATAAGTATATGCTTCTTATTTACTGTAATTTATTATTTATATGTCTTAGTTAGTAGTTAGTAGTTATTAGTTAGGAGACTTAGGCGACTTAGGAGACTTAGGCTGGTAATAATACCCCCGCATTTTTATAGCTATTGTAATCATATAATTTATCATTTAATAGCACATATTTGACACCATCTCTTGATACAACCTTGCCTCTGCCAGTTTTAACCCTTTCATAGTTTTTATATTGAGTTATTTTGCCATCATTCAATATATTCTGTGTAAATGCCAATTTATCGTCCTTCATATTTATAGGCCAGTTATAGCATTTATATCCATTCTTCAAAGGCTTATTAACATCAGCGTGTATCACACAATCTATTGAAGAAGATTTTGCCATATCCAAGAAGTTCTTGATTAACTCCTCTTTTTTGTTAGCCTTATCATAGATATGCTCGTCTGTAGATAGTTCAGAATCCTTTATTTTGAGTGTCGGGTTATTTATTATATGATCCTTAGTAAACTTCATAATATATTTATAAACTCCCACATTTCTATCTTCTACAGGCAATCCCATATGACTACAAGTACGAACAGCGCGCCCTATTACTTGGTCTATGCGCACAGAGTTCCAGAAATACTCGGTTATCAATACGCGTCTTACATTCTTTAACGATATGCCCTCGGCGCCCGATTGCGTAATCATCATAACCCGGACAATCTTTCCATATCTTTGTTCCAGGCCTTCTCCATTATTCGGCAAGCTACTCCTGATAGTATCTGGGAGATTCGCAAAATCCCCGTTAAATAGATTCATTAATATATTGGTCTTTTCTCTATCAGAATTGAACATAACATATCTTTTATTATCATATTTTTCATCAAATACATCAGGGTCTTCTAATATATACCCATATTCATCATTCTTTATAACATTAATCTCGACATATCCGTGTTTATTTAGAACCTCCTTGAATATCCCTAAACCCTCAACAACGCGAAACTGCGAATACACAAGGACACTCCCTGGTGATGTATCTACATCTTCCAACATTTGAGCGAACTTCGGACTATAGTATTCGCGCAAATTCTTCTTTTCCAAATAATCGCCCTTCTTTAAATCATTAAGTGCCTTCGTTAATTTTTTATTGTATTCAGCGTCTATATCTTTATTGAACTTCTTTTTATCATTTGCCGCATCTTCTCCGTCCTTGCTATCTTTGCTTTCCTTACTATTTGCCCCATCTTCTTCATTCATAGCCATCTCTTTTTTCTTCAATGTCCTTATATCCTGAGGAAATTCGCGAGGTATTTCTTCGGGAAACGCGAAATTACATACTAATCTACTGAATGCACGATATACTGAGCTAACTTCAGCAGCTCCTTTGTTGCCGAACTTCTTCTTGTTGTCATCGATAGCTATTTCTTTAATACGAACATCTACATATTTTTTGATTTGATGGTCTGTCATATACATATTTCTAATAGTCTCAGGTAATAGCGAGGGAAATAGTTCGGAACCTGAGGTCTTATAATAACTCAAAATGCCTAATATGCGTCTTTTAAATAAATCCTCATTAATTACCTTGATATTTTCGGGATCCTCGTCATTTATGAAGAACTTAACAAAATCCTCTTTTTTACTCGGCAATGCGTAGTTATGCTCGATATCATATTTAGTACTCAAAGATATACCCGATTCATCAAAATTGCCTTTGGCATCCATTTTAACAATATCATAGATTAGGCCTTCAAACTCGGCATCTGTTATATCATCGTTGTTATAATTATCATATACCAGATTGAATTTAAAATCGTCGCTATTCTCATATACAAGGAGCTTGTCTATTTTTTTATTACCGCATTTCAAATATTCCACTTCATTTATACAATTTTTACGCAAATCCTTCAATGTTGCCACAATATTTTTAATGTTATTTCCTATTATCTTTTTGTCAACAGAAGGCATCCTCGGTGCATCTTCATTAGGATTCTTGAGATATTTGTCTATTCTCGCTTTCGCACGCTTTTTGATAACATCCACAATCTTTTTAATAGGCGCGAGAGAATAGGCAAATATGACATTATATTTTTCGGTCAAATAAGGCTGAGACAATAGCCACGACGGAACCGATAGGCCCTGTGATTCAAATACAATATTTCTGCTCTCTTTCAAAGCATTCTCCAAATTCAAATCATTCAATTTATCACACGAATTCTTAAAATTATCCGTACAGCTAATGCCACCCTCGCCCTTCCTTACATCATAATAGGCCTTGGCAAAATCTTCTTGCAATTTATTGCTGGGATTCTCGTATTTTTCAGATATACAAGTCTTGTTATTATTACATTCCTTAGCTACCTTCTTAATTATATCTAATACGCGCTTCTTATATTCCTTATTCTTTGTCACCAAATCATCTATATTTATCTTCGTATTCGTCGGATTCAACTTCAAATACTTAATAATTTCTTCAGCCATCTTTGTTTTTAAGGAACCCGTTGTTCCATTTGTTACTATTAAATAAGGCTTCTTAACATCTATTCCGGACTTCGTAGGCTTCGCAGGCTTCGTAGGCTTCACGGACTTAGCAGGCTTTTTTCCGGTATTTGCATCGTTTCCTTCGGAATTAACAGCTTTTATTATCTCTTTTATAATTGTATCTTCGTCCCTATCCCAATCCTTCTTTACTATCACAGAAGATACATCATCTTTGCGAACATAATTTATAGGTAATAATATAATATTGAGATTCCTATTGTCGTAATATAATTCATCAACATAATCGTACAATTGCGCCTTTGACAACTTATTTATTATTTGATTCTTGTCGGCTACGCCATCTATTATAGGGATTTTATAAGTCTTCATAGGACCTCGTAATAAATTGATTAAAAATGATATTTCATAAGGATGATTAATGATGGGCGTCCCAGATAATAATACCAATTTAACATCTTTAGCACTAACAATATTATTGTATATTTTCATAGCTATTTTGGAACCGTTAGCTATTCTGCTGATAAAATTGTGCACCTCATCAACTATTATAAATGAATTATCAAAAGGATTGTCGCCCATTTCTTTTATCATTTTCATAGTAATCCCATTGTAATTTATAAACTTATATCGGTTCCTTATTATATGCGTTATAGTCTTTTTGATATCCTCTTTGTCATTTGAAGCCATATCAGAGTATTTAACATTATCTATAACTATCTCGGCATCCTCTATATCCTTCTTATATAAAGGAACCCATACTGTTCCCTCTTTTTTAACCATTTGCTTATCTATGGCGTACCCTTTGAGCTGTTCCATCATCTTGGGATTTGTTTTAATAACTTTTAGGCAAGTCCAGGATTTTTTAAGATTCAAGCCGATAGTAGATATCTTCATCAATTCGTTCTCATAATTCTGCGATAATGACGCGGGAGTCATAATAATAACATTTTTACGATTAATATATCCTTCGGATGCAGCTATTGATGCAGCAGATTTACCCGATCCTAAACCGTGATATAAAAGGATGCCTCTGTAAGGACTGTCGAATTGCATATAATCCTTGACAATCCTTTGCTGCGGAAAAAGAGACACTTTGGATACATCTAATTCACACGATTCTTTTGTACATTCACACGAGGCTTTAGCTGCTTTCGCTGCTGCGGCTGCAGTCTTTTTGTGATATTTTGAGGGATGAAATATATCATACATTTTTTTGTTATAACCAACTCTATTTGGAAGAACCCATGCGTTCGTTTTAACTTCTATATTCATACGCTTATCTCTAATATAATAATTCAAATAAAAAAATATTATATTATTAGATAAACTAAGAATAACCTAAAAAATAATGCACAATATTGATAAATTATTGGATAAATGCGAGTCTATGACGCTATTATGTACTAAGGCATCTTCTCACTGGAGTTTTGTCAAGTTCTGCTTTAATATACCTCTCGTATTAACCAGTTCAACTATGTGTATTATAAACAGTATCAGCGAGGACGCAAATGCTATCAAGATCCCGAATATTATCGTAAATGCCGTAAGCGTCCTTATAATGTCTCTTACAAACAGCATAAAGGCAAGCGAAAAGTTTGAAATATTTAAAAAATTATCCCAGCAATTTATGCTTCTCTCACAAGAAATAGAAGCGTGCGACGGGGCTGTCTCAAAAGAAACCTACAATATCTTATCGCTAAAATATGACAATTTAATACAAGATTGCTCGTTTGAAGAGATACCTGTAAAATATAAAATAGAAGTCGCCAAATGTTTCTCTGATGCAGATAGACATATACCCATTCAATTAAATGGCATCATAGGCAATACTAATATCACCAAAAGACTCAGTGGCGGCAAAAAAGACGCTATGCTATCGCAGCTACAACAAGCCTCTCAGTTATCCTTGATGGGACAATCAGAGCAAGCAGCACAAGCAGCACAAGCTATGCAGACAGCTCAGATGATAGCACAAGGAGCGTCCCTCGTAAATATATCAACTGTCCCACCAAAAAACGATTTAACTACAACGACGGCGACTGGTGCCGATACTAAAATATATGGGGCTGGCGAAAATGTATAAATTAGACTACACTAGGCTGTCCGCTTTTTAACTTTTAGAGATACATAGTGATTACAATAATTACAATAATTATTATAAAAATACTTAAACTAACAGAGCATTTATTGAGACACTGGAATATTAATATTTTTTCATTTTTAAATTTGAGTACATCTCTTGATTTATTTTGTAATTTCTAAAAAACTTTTGAAATTTTTGAAAAAACAGAAAGATGTACTCAAATTTTAATTTTCAAATTTTATAAAAACTCAGTTCCTTTTTACGACACCATAAAGGTAATATAAATAGCTTACGAGCCTCTCAATAGCAATTCATTTAGCCTTTTCTTCCCCCCATTAATTATACAAAAATCCCATCTCTTCTGTATCCATATTTTCATCATCGTCTTCTCTGTCATAGGTCATAAGCATATTTTCCTCGTTAATATCTTGTCTAGCTCCTCCGGCATTTCCTCCGGCATTATCGTCGAATATCTCGTTGAAGTTGTTGATGGCGTCTTCGGCGCCTTCACCAGGTTCAATAACATTATCAAAGAGATTATTGATTTCATCATCATCTTCTTTTTTCTCTGCAAGTAATTCCTGTTTAAATCCAGCCTTTTTGAGCTCTTTTATTAGAGCATTCTCTTCTACTGTTATTTTATTGAAGGCCTTTATTTTTTCCTGCTTGTTTTTCTCGCGCTGTTTATTCAAAAAATCTATGTTTTCCTCTAATGTCGGGAAAGTTATTCTAATTATCTTAAAAACATCTTTATATACGCTGGAAGTTATCTTGTATATATATTGGCTACTTATAATATCCGATATTATCTTTCCATTTAAAGTATTATCAATATTAAAAGGACAGCATAATGCCCTGCTAACTATATATTTATTTATAATTTCTATCTCATTCTCAATATCATCATTATATATTTTATTCAATTCCTTCAAATCTATTATAATATCCCTTAAATCCTTAATAGAATTGGTAAGCAATGCTTTGATTTCCTCGTTATTATCATCGGCTCGCAAGTGTCCGTAGAGAGTTTTTAAAACTGCCCGAATTATATTAAGATATTTTATTTTATCATTAGATGCTTCTTTTCCGCCCTTCCCGCCCTTCCCGGTCTTCCTAACATTATTAAAATTGTCAATAAACTCATCGCCTGAATGCTTTGAGGTTTTTGTCAATAAATTAACATTCGATATTATACTATTTTTAATAGACTTTATATTGCCATTCTCAAAATCTGCTATAATATTATCAGGAAATACGCTATTATTCTTTCCCTTCATTGCTTCAAGCCATCTCCTGACTATCTTAGAATTATTATTCATATCATATATATAATCGTCCAAATATATACGCTCAACAATTTCTTCGCCGTCGTCAGCTTCATCGGCATCGCCGACATCGGTAGCGTCGGCCTTAGCATTACTCTTAGCGGTCTTTTTAGGAATGAATCTCAAATCGCGAGGCTTATTCGTCATCTTTTTCTCAGCATATTTTTTCTTAAATCCTATCAGTTCCGGGCGATTTGCATTTTTTAAATCAATATCTTCGTTAAAGCTATCATCCAGCTTCTTCAAGCAACAGCCATTTAAAAACTTGTGTATCTTTACATAATTTACATCAGGCATATATATCAAAGATTGTATATATTGCTCCCTACATAAGCTGAGTTCCTTTCCGCATTCTTTATTTTTTAATAAACTGCGTAATTTATCTCTTTCTATTTTTCCCTTCTGCTCCTTCTTTTTCTCCCGACATATATCATCTTTCTTTTTCATTCTCTCAAGATTTTCCGAATAATATTTCTCAATCACTTTGTAAGTCCTTTTAAACATATTATCGGTTTGTGTATTATCTGTTTGTATCAAAAACTCATTATTACTATTATTTATCAAATAATCCGTGGCAACCTCTATGATATATGACATAACTCCGCGGTCTTCTTTTTTATTAAGAGGCGAACCGCAGTTATCCCAATAACTCAAGAAATTACCATTTAAATAATCAACATCTATGAATATCGTATCATTCAATATCTTATCTTGTAGGTTTATTATACAATACGCCAGGGCATTTAAAAACATATCATTAAACTCCTCGCACCATCTTTTATTATTAGATACTATAATAGTCTCCTCAATATCGTCAATATCTGAAAAAGGTTTATCTCTATTATTAATTAATGCTAATATAGATTTGGGTGACAATTTATCCAAATAATTGAGCATCTCTTCGCTTATTTCCAAATCATTATCTTGAAACGCCTTCATATACATATCGCGTCTCTTTGGGATACTGCGATTATACTTGAAAAGCTCGCTACATAAGGCATCATAATCAAAATCAATATTAGCCGATTTACCAATATTATTCAGGATATTCAACATATTCGCCAAACTATCTACAAATCCCGCCTCATTCTTATAATTAATATTAGTTATATATTTCTCTATATCATAACGACTTAACTCATTAAATCCGGTTATATATCCAATATCTTCGGCTTCGGCGTCGCCAGCGCCAGCGCCTCCGGGACCTCCGGGACCTCCGGTTCCTTCGCCAGCGTCGCCAGCATTCGCCACGTTAGCATCATCGATGGCGTCTTGAGTCTCAAACTCTATCATAGGGATTCCCTCGTTCTTGTCATTATAGTGGCTATCTTTTATTTCTTTGTGTTCGCGATATGATATTACATATTGCTTGCCGTCCTTGTCATAGTCAAATATGTGATTTCGCGAATATTCATTCTCATTTCTGGCGATTTCATACTTCTTTACGATAATCTCCTTCTTTTCGTGCGTCTTCAAGATACCATCTATAGATTCTATGGCCTCCAAGATATTGCTATTTTTCAGAGAATGCGTTATAATATCTAATATCTCTAAGATAACCGCATTATCATCGGAGTTTCCAATACCCATAGTTCTTATATTGTCCATTATATAGGTATTCAATTCCTTCAATGGCTTTATTTTATCAGTCATTATATTGTTCTCGCGATAGTCCTCCAAACTCATCTTATTTTTATCCAAAAAATCTATTACTTTTTCTGTAATATTCAATAGCTGGATGCTCGTATTCAATTTATCAAAGAAAATTAGCTTCTTATTTATAATATCAGGCTTCTTAATTTTAACAGGTCTTGATAGATTCTTTCGCTCCTTATATTGCCCCATAACATCAGCGAGATAATCGCATAAAACGCTAAAATCCTCCTTATTAATAAAATCCAAAGATTTACCGAACTTATTCAAAACATTCTCTATGTTATAATAATCAAGCTCAAAGCTATCTTTGAGATACTCTATGATATTGCTAATATCCGGCTTGACGCCCTTTATTAAATCGCTGACATTTTCGCAATTTTCCGAAGATACATAATTGATATTTTTCGTCCTCGTTAAATGCGATGTTATCTTAGTGTATAGGTAATCATTTATAACAGTCTTAGGTATTTTGTAATAAGCAGATATTATAGGGATATTCACATCATCTGCTGGGAATACTGGGTAATATATGGGAAAGCCCTTGTCTCGCGGTTCTATCGTGATGTTTATCTTGGCTTCTGGCTTAAATCGCAGTTTCTCAGAATCATTATTGTATTTAATGCAAAAAAAATATTTTTCTTTCGCTATATCGTGATTTATTACGGTCTTCTTTTTCAGATTGTTAAAATTGGCAACTTCGACCTTATCCACGATATCCGCGCTATAATCTTTCTTTTCAGCATCAGCATCAAACACATAATTATCATATTTTTTCAATTTCCCGCGATTGCCATCTATATCATTTATTATATCGTAAAAAAGAGTTGTTATATTATTTGCCTTCTTCTTATTCGCGAACAATTCAAATAAACTGCTCTTTATTTCCTCGCGAGACAATGCTATAAATGAAGGATTGTCTTTAATAATATCATCTAAACTCATTATTTCAAGATATTCTATGTCCTCCAATTCTTCTTCCTCAAAAATATACTCATTGTCATTGATATTAATTGACATATTATTTTTCCCTTTCTTTTAATATATAATAATATAAATTATGCTACATTATTATCAATTGCGAATTTATTCCATTTTGTCTTAATATCAACCAAATAACTGACAATCTCCTTGCATACTTTATCCATAAATGCGATAAACATATATTTATCAGTAATATTGTCAAGAGTTATCCTTATAATCATAGTAGATTTGAGAGGATGTGGGCAAATATAGCCTATGAACTTGCACGCCATATTATTGACGGTTTTCTTGTTTCTCACATAATTGTCGTGTACATACGATTGTATAATGTTTCCCAGCGTATCGTCTTCGTTATCAATGATAAACTCGTATGTTTCAGCGATATCTTGGAATTGCTGTATTTTCACAATTTCCGTCGTATTAATATTAACCAATTCGGTCATTAGATTATTCAGCTTGTTTATAACAATATCCAGCGATTTCGGGATTAAATATCGGGGCCCCATATTAACATTAATATGCTCTATGTCAAACTTGAACTTCGTAGGGTCGCCGTATTCATTCATATAATATGCCCGCTCTTTATCAAGCAAGCTCTCGTATTTCTTAGCTTCCTTGGGGTCCTGGATATACGAAAAGTTTGATAGTGAAACCGGGTTAAACGAAGCATTATCGCGTCCAGTTCTTTTGACAATATTCGCCTTCAAATGTAGATGTTCGCCGGGTCTCAATCTCGTAATCAAGATATTGTGCTTTGATACCTTGTTCGGCGGAAATAACTCTCTCAGTTTCTTATCGGTAATTTCTACATCATTAAAAGTTGCCTTGAAATCCGAGGTTCGCACATCAATGCTCTTATTCGTAGTATTATTAACATTCAATTCGATGACAAGCGAATTATCCTCGTAATTCTCAATTTCGTCGGCCGTCATACAGATAGGAATTAGCCCGATGCGATGTATAATAAACTCGTCGTGTAATGCTCCAGTATTAGTAATGACGCTAACAGTAGGATCCTCCTTCTCCAGTTTTTCTCCTATTGCTCCCAAGTTTGGAATATCCGTCATAATAATCCTTCGCATACCATTGACAATCGCCAAGTCAATATCGTGAATATCAAAGCTGTGATTATTTGAAGGGTCGGCCGAATCAAACTTATAATTGTAAAACATTCTATTAATATATAGTTTATTATATTTTTATCTTATATATCAATTTTTACAAAATAAAAAAAATAAAACTAAAGAATAAAAATAAAGATAACATAAATCGCATTATCGCATTATCGCATTATCGCATAATAATCTATTTATTCCTTATTTTTAGGATTCTTCTTCCCTTGCCCTATCTTGTTTATGTCCCTAACCAACTTTATAATATTCTTTGCATATACCAAGATTCCCTTATCTTCAATATCATCGGGCATATTCTGAATACGTTCCTTGAAAACGCAAGAGAAAGCTGTTTGTGCCTTAGTCTCTCCCTTTCCTATCTGCTTCAACTCATTTTCCAACTCTATAATATTCTTAGTAATCTTAGCATATGCAAGGATTTCCTTATCATCGAGATTATTTGGCATATCCCGCATACGTTCCTTGAAAATAACGGATAAAGCTGATTGTTCGGTCGTAGTAGCGATAGCCGTTGTCATTTTTCTTAAAGAAGACAGAAACGCGAGCGGCACAAGTAGCACAAGTAGCACGAGCGGCGCGAGCTTTCTTTGTATAAGACTTTGATATACTCTGAGCGTAGCGATGTGATAATTATTATCTGCTATATTTATCAATTTTTACTATTTATATAAAATAACAGAGCAATTTATTACTAAAAAACAAAGAAAACAAAGAAAACATAAAATAATACGAAATGAAATGAAATGATTTATTTTTTTTCATATATTATGATGTATACTATTAGGATTATCATAAGTATCATAGGTATTATTGATAGTATTGTAACAATCCAGCTCCATAAATAGCATTCTCCTTTTGTTAAACAAGTTATATTGTAAGCCGTCAATAATATGACAAGCAGATATACAAAATACGCTATTAAATATAATCCAGGACCTTCCAAATACACATTCAATGCAAGAGATATTATAGTAAGTATAATACTAACTGCAATATACACCCATCCCTGTGTGGAAAAATAGTCCGACATATATCCTTATCTATCTATTATTATTAAGATATATATTTTTTGACATCCTGATATCCCCTGATATACAAGATATCTATGAAATCAATGTGTTCATAATTGCGAAACACATTGATGTCCGGGATTGCATTTCATTAATCGGATTAGTTGCAAAGAACTGAATAAGCGTCTTGATATTTTTGACATCATTACATTGACACAAATAGTAATAAATGTTAGAGCTCGTAATAAGCTTCTTGCTGAATGTGGTGATTTGTAGATTTCTCAACTGTGCCAAGTGATACTGAATAATTGGCGCAAATTGTTTGTCCATCTCCTTATTCATCTTGTATCTCTTATAAGCCGGGTTATATGTCGTACTGGATTTATAATAGCTGTATAGGCTATCCTTGATAGTTGAGATAATCGTATGTACGAGATATGTGGGGTCAATCTGTCTCCCGTTATTATCAAGCGGAATCTGGATATTCGGGTTATATGTCGCAATGTAATCCTTAATAGTATAATTCTGCTTGTTTTTCATATAGACGCTAAGAATATTCATCCATACATTAGGGTGGCACGGGTCAGTCTCTTCGCGATAGTTAATATACATCGAGGATATCTTGTATAGTCGCGAAAAGTTCTCCCCTTCTACCTTTTTCTTGATAATCAACCCGTAGCTTTTATTCTCGTTAATATATGCATTGGCCTGATTGATATCTGAGAAATATGCCGGATATTTTACACCCATATTAAAGAGCTCTTGGATAGCCGATAGATTAATATCATATTCTTCCAGCGTAATTCGGTTTTTCGTATTGATATGCACGAGCTCCTTATAATTCTCTCCGAGCACATCAGTATAATCAATGATATGCTTGTTATCATAGTGAATCAAGACAAACTCATAAGCGTGTTCTGGATTCAAATTGGACGCGAACATAGCCCGTAGAGTCTCTCCAACATCATCCGGCGGAATGCGCGAAAGCATTTCAGCGGTTTCCGGAGATTTACTATAAAATCCGTATAGTACCTCGTCAAACATCTTGCCGTGCGATTTCGTAGGATGCGAGAACTTTGAACTATTCGCGTCAGGACAGCTGGATGTCCCGAAATACCACTTATTCTTATAATTATAAACAGTAATAATAGTTCCATCATAAGCCTCATAACATCTGTCCGTATCGCTGTAATTCGCCGAAATATATTCCTCATACCCGATTCTGCGCGGAATAGAATTTGCATAAGTAACAACAACATTATTATTACAAGAGAGAGTAAAATCCAATACAATACTCCGACACTGCTCATAAAGTTCCTTATATTCGCAAATATCACTCATCTTGTAATTAGTGTGAAGGAGAACAATATCCTCGTTATCTTTGAACTTCTTAACCTTGATGTTCGGCCAGAAATGATATTTTTTCAGCATATTAATCAGAGTATTTGCATAAGTAGTATTGCCGTCGTAATTACTGTAAGTTTTTTCAATTAATTGAGTTAGATTGGTAGGGGGGACATTGGACGAAGGCATATCACTGCTCATAATAATACTTTGTTAAAATATATATTTAATTGTTTATATCAATTTTTATAAAAATATGATGTAATAATGAAGTTAAATTATAAAAGCCAATTCGCGCCAGCCATATAATAAGACATAATTGAAAAACTACCTTCTTTTTAATATTTTTATATAGTAGTATATGTACTAATTATGGCTAAAAAAATAGCTAAAAAAATAGTAAATAAAAAGAAGAGGGGAGGCGGAGGCGAACATAATGATGTTGGAATATATGAATTTGGTGGTAATGATGTTGATATTAACTTTTTTTCAGATTTAGAAGGTAATATGCCTCAAGAAATTAAGGAATTAACTGGAATTAATGAAAATGGGATTATTAAACCTTTAGCTAATAATCGCGTATTAGTTTTTACAGGCGACTTGATAGACCGCGGCGAAATGTCTATTAGCAATTTAAAAAATATGCTCAAATTAAAAGAAAATTATCAATACAATGTTATATTAGCATGTGGAAATAGGGATCTAAATAAAATAAGATGCGTAAAAGAGTTTTGGATTGCTGAAATATTTACTATATTGAAAGATGAGAATAATATGGATAAATCTATAGAAGATATATTTAATATCATTAAAAAATCCTACAAAGAAGATAAAACAAAATTTAAGTTTAAATATTTAGCAAAAGATATTAAAGCAGATATAAATATACGCGGTATATATATCAAAAAATATTTTGAAGAAGAATATTCTGACGAATTAGTAAAAAGAGTTAATTTTATATATAAAAATACTTATGGAGCACAAAAACAGATAGAATTTTTTAAAAGCGAATTTTTAAAATTATTTAACTTACCCAATATATTTAAGGATGACGATGCTAAACTTGACGATGATTATGCTAACCCCTATATATGCTTATTTATAGCTATGATGAATATGATTATGGGAAATATATGGGGGGATGATGTTAAAATACCTAAAGTATTTATAGAATATAAAGGTTTATATATAAAATATTTAAAAAAATGTCATATTATGGCAAAAATTACTATAGGCGATAAATTAATTTTTGCATCCCATTCTGGTGTGCCTTTAAACGATAATATGTTTATGATACCTTCTACAATAGGATTTGAACCACAAAATAAAACTTTACATATAAATATAAAAAATATAGAGCTATTAAATAGGGAGTTTGCTAATTTTTTAATTAATTTTTGCAATTATTATAATGATGTCATATCTGAAAAAGTGCCAATAAATTATAAAAGGAAAATGGTATTAAAGGAAATGGAATTACATAAAATGGAATTAGTAAAAACTTCAGAGATTGATTATAAAAATTATATAGCTATATCTACCGCATGTTTAAATCATTGTGGTAATTATTATACATATTATCCACACGAACATAGTAATTCTATAAATTCAAGCTTTTCACCTATTGTAACAATACATTCATTAGATGAGAAGGGGCCGTTAAAATACAAGAATATCCCGATTATTTTAGACAGCGAGTATGATAAATTTAAAAAAATATATAATATATTCGGTCATCAACCTGCCGGATTATTACCGAGCTTTAGCACAGCAGAAAACAATGAAAAAATGCAAAAAACATTTCATATTGATTTGGATATATCAAGAGCGGAGAATATGGATAAATCAAACACAGATTCATATGTTTACCTTCAAATAACAGCCGATGATGACAGATTTATTGGAAAAACAATAGTTGCGATGAGAGATGTATATGAACTTTCCTTGCACGATGATAATAAACTTCGCGGCATAATAAAAACAGATAAAATTACTATACCTCATGAGCCTCCTGCATCTGATAAGACTTCTTATAATGTTACTTTAGATGATGAAAAACCGCAGCTATATCATACGATTATAAAAGAATACAATACAACTACTAAAGCCACTGTGATTAACGATATAGGCAACCAGGAAACGATAGAGCAAGATATATCTTACCCTGTTATATTACATTCTATAGATGGCCAACAATATTATGGTATGTGTAGTCAAAACTTTCATTTATTAACATATAATACAGAACAAAATACAGAACAAATAGTGACAGGTGGAAGAAGTAATAAATATAAGAAATCTGAAAAGAGGTTTATTAATGGTAAAAGAAAAATGGTAATATATACGGGGAAACGCGGGGGCGAATATGTTAAAGTAAAAGGCACATTTATATCTTTAGTAAAATATAAAAAAATTATAAGTAAAGCTGTTAAAAAAGCTAAATAGTTTTTCTTATTCTTATATCATCTTAACAATAATAGCAGTATAAATATATTGCTGTCATTATTAGAAATACCGTATATATTCTATACAAAGTCCTGTCATCTATATAATTATTTGTACCAATATAAGCCCCTGCAATTCCACCAAGGATACTTCCAGCTGCTACTATAATAGCCGCATTAAAATCAAAAAATCCGTGCTGATAATATAGATATAACCCCGGCAATGCATTAGGTATCGTATTTAAGAAAAGAGATATCGCGACAGCTTGCTGAAACGAAAAATCATAATAAACTAATAAAGGCAATAGCAAAATGCCACCACCAATACCAATCAACCCAATAATAACCCCAATTATTACTGAGCCAATAAACAACTCTATAAGCATCTATATTATTATTTAGAAATTTATAATAACTCACGCACTTACAAGCATAAATCCAATAAATAAAATATAAAAATATATACCCTAATCTATCCCCCTTTACACGGCCGCATCCACGCCCGCATCCACATCCACTTATTTACTCCGAATCCTTATCCTTCTTCTTCTTGTCAGTCTTAGCCTCCTTCTTGGCCTTCTTAGGCTTCTTGGACTTCTCATCTTCTTCAACTACCACCTCTTCCACGACAGGCTCCTCCACCTCCTCAGTCTCCTCAGTCTCATCTGCTTCCTGAGCTTCAACAGTCTCTTCTTCCTCATCAGCATCCGCGGCATCCGCGAGAGTGGCCTTGTAAGCCTTCCACTCTTCAGCGAGCTTAGAGAACCTTTCGGTATTTGAAAGCTCAGGAAACTCTTCGCGAATCCTTTGCTGATTATCCCTGATATACTGCTGATACTTGGTAAGAGCCCTCTTAGGCTTCTCATTACCATCCTCATCAAGATTGCTCCTCTTCTTCTTCTTGGTATCCTTCTTCTTTTCGGCAATCTCAATCTTGTTATTCTTCTTCTTCTCCTTGAAATCCTTCTTGAACTGAGCGAAATGCTCGTCCAAACCCTTAGAGGTGTTAATCTCATCAGGAATATTCTTCATATACTCCTTGAAGGCCATTCCGATAGTCTGGGTGGCAGCAGCAGCGGCAGCGGACATTCTTCTGAAAGAGTTTCTAGATAAAACTTGGAAAGGCTTTTGAAGTTTGATAGGCTGTTCGATAGCTGGCTTTAGACTGGCTTTGACTGCGATAGTAATAATTAAAATATATTTTGGTGTCAATTTTTATCTTAATAATCTCAAAATATAACAAATTTATTCCTATAATCCTATAATCCTATAATCCTATAATCCTATAATCCTATAATCCTATAATCCTATAATCCTATAATCCTATAATCCTATAATCCTATAATCCTATAATCCTATAATCCTATAATATTGATTATTATTATATTTATGAAGTCTATTGACGGGCTTATTGTATTTTCTCATTACCATTATGATATCTAAAAAAGAAGCCGAGTTTTTCTAAAAATTGAAAAATAAAATTTGAGTACATCTCTCGATTTATTTTGTAATTTCTAAAAAACTTTTGAAATTTTTGAAAAAACAGAAAGATGTACTCAAATTTAAAATTGTAAAAATAAAGAGTTTTCAGTGTCTCAAGAATTTCTCAGGTAATCTAAGATTTAATATATAAAAATATCTAATATCTATAATATAGAAGCTTTGAGATTGTATCAGTAGCCTATTGTATATCTATTATGGAAAAAGTAAGAAAAATTAATGAATTGACTGATTATGTTTTACACCCCCCTTTGGATTCACTGGCTATTTTTCGCCATCCGGTTTTTTATAGTACTTATCAAACCATACTTGGCCTACTACTTTTGACGCCTGTTCTGATGTTAATTGGTTATTTACAATTTTCTCTCGCATCTCTAAAAAATATTCAAGGCTACTATATTCAAACCCTTCCTCTTTTGTAACCATAGCATATAACATAGGATATCTCTCTTCAAAAAACAAGATTCCCTCAATTGATTTTTTCATTTCATTCAATAGCTCCTCGTGCGATGAATGTTTAGCCTTGTTCTCTGTCATATACAATACAATATCTTGAACCATCGCTTTTATATCTGCAGTTTCCATACCATCTTTTACAAAATCAGCAACCTTTCTTCTCTTTCTTTCAGTTCTTTCAGTACTCATATTATTTTAAATTAATTATCAATTTTATCTTTATATAATAATATCTATTTTATATATAGAATAATGAAAAAAGAATTAGAATATGCTGAATTAGATTATAGCCATAATGTTCCCGTCCCTCCTCAGCCAAAAAATGCCGGGTTATATACTGGCGATGTCTTATTTGACAAAAAACCCTGGGGCAACAGTTATAAAATGCCTCCGGCTGAACCTGATGCTGTGGTGTATGCCTCGCATTTTTATGCAAGCCATCACATACCCTCATATAATAGACCGGGAAATAATCACATAAATACCGATAAATATAAAAAATATACTTCAGCCAACGGTAATGGTAATGCTAATTACAATTTCAGCTGTCACACAACAGATATAATATAGAAGCTCGCGTAGCGTAGCTCGCATAGCCTAAGTCGCGATATCTTGAGCTACAAGATTAGTTGGTTGGATTTTCTTAATAGTATCCTTATGTTTAATCAAGAAAGTACAGATATACTTATATACCTCATCTACTTGTTCGAAAGATACGCCACCCGTAATTAAGATGCTCCCGCTCTCAAACAAAGCCCCTGTAACCTTTTTACAATCACCGACCTTTTCTCCTTTTCCTTTTCCATAGCATTTTTTAGGGCAATAACAAATACCATTCTTTTTTTCATTGCATTTATTCCAGAAATATTCTAACTTAACCCCCTGATATATTCCAGGCTGAAACGAACACTTGTTATTATATAGATCGCTAATAAATATATTGTGTATCTCGCGCCTCTTCAAGCCGAATGGAACCGCGAGAGAATCGTCGCAATATACCTTGAAATCAGAGTTAATCATCCGAATCTTGAAATTCTGATATTTCAATTTCAATTCATAATTATCCTTGCGGTTATTTATAATGTCCTTACTAATATCTTCATAGATATTCCTAATATTGTCAATAATATGATTGACAATAACGACAGTATCCTCGACAACCTTTATTCCAGTTATTTGAATATTGCCGTTCTTGAATATTTTCACATTCGGCATATATTTCTCGTTCTTATATATAATTGTAACCTGGTTATCAAACCTATTTTTCTTCATCTTATTTTTCTTACTATTCCTCCTCTTCTTAGGATATGTCCCGCGATTTAAATCCTCGCCATCCTTCATATATTGTGCCCATACAATCCCGTCCGTATCATCCTTATCTATGATTACAATATTTTCAAATAGCATCTTCAAGTTTAAATTAATATCCTCGCCAATATTCGCATTACAAGTTATAGTAGAAACTCTATAATGCGAAAAGTTTATATCTTCAGCCTTCGCGGCAACAGAAACACTGCATTTATTATCAAGACTCGTCATTCTTAATAGCAATAGTAATTTGGGTAATTCACAATATTTATTGTATCAATGTTCTTATATCATTTTTTGTTTTTCTTTGCCTCAATTTTATTATTCATATTATCTGTGATGTTTTTGAGATATGATGTATTTACAATTTCATAATTGTAAGTAGTAGCTATCATAGGTGGCAGATTTAATAGGTGTGTTTTTTCATTCGTATGATGACCCTTGCGAAACTCCTCAATATTCATAGGTCCATTAAAGATATCCAGCAAAAATCTCGAAGGTGCTGGGCGTATCGGGCGAGTACATCCAAAATGTTTGCTCAGCATCTGTATCAAGCTATTTATCTCCCATACTTTATCACTCCCACAATGTGAAGAGAAGTTATAAGCATTAGCGCATTCCAGCGAACAAAAGTTCCCGAACAATATATAAGTATTCGTAGTAATATTATATTTATAGGGCATCCCATATATCCGGTCTTTAATAGCGTGGCAACACCAATAGCAATTATTTGATGATTTAATAATATTATCATTATAATCTATATTAGTATCTCTATCTCTATCATTATCTTCCTTAATCAAATTATCCTGAATCGTATTATAAAAGTTAGTCTCATTTATATAACAACAGTTCGGCTCATATGGCGTCGGAGCTTCTTGTAATTCATCTGTAATACTTATCTTATTTATATCATTATCAGATATAGGCAGTTGCAATATAATATCCTCATTTTCCACAACTACCACATCTTTTACAATAGTATTCATTAAGCCCTTCTTCTTATCTATTGTAGATTTAACATCGCTGTTTTTACTTTTTCTCGGCATTTAATTATAAACGCTTATATTATTTATATGTATTTATATACTTTTGTTATTATCAAAGTAGTCTTTGAAATATACAAGTGTCTTAATTAACTCTTTATTAACATTATCAACGGGCTGTTCTGTGTTTTTCGTAAATGTTATCTCTGTCGCTCCTGTCCCAGATGCTCCGGTTCCCCCGGTTCCCCCGGCTCCAGAGGCCTTGCTACCAATTATACATTTTTCTTTTATTTCTCTTATCTCTCCATTGAGAGAGTTAATAGTATCTATTAAATATTTTATTATAAATACAAATACAATTATTATTATCAAAACAAATAAATCCATAATACTTTAATTATATCAAAGAATATAAAAATAATCGATAGCTGCGATAGCTTAGCTGAACTTTAAGCCCGCTCCACCATTTATAACTGTTAGGACATTTATTTCCATAACATATATAGTAATTTCAAAATTGACCGGATAGACTCTATTTAATAAATCAGTATATGTTTTAGTAATATATGTATATTTGTCATCATCTTTAACCTCCGGATTTACATTCACAGATAATGAGGTAGTAATTTGCGTATTATCATAAGAACCCGAGCTTATCTGTTTTTCAGGAAATAAAGCAAATGAATAGCAGTATAGCCCCGTTCTCGGTATATTCGTGTGATATTTATGAGGCTCTATGTGATTATAATAAGTAGCATCATAATCAGCGCGCGTTATTTCTCTGTTCCATAATATTGCCGCCCTATCTAATATTCCAAGACCCTCGCTATATTCGTGAGACCCCGTGTAATTTGTATAATTATTAAAGTTTTTGATAGAATCGCTCCTTCGCGTAATCCATATAATCTCCTTGATATGATGATTAGCGTTTGTTATATCTATCAGCGTATGATTATCATTCAATGCAATTGCCTGAGTTTTCTTAACCGTATTAATAATATAATTAATCTGGTTAGTATTCAATAGCAAACTACTTCTTTCGGTACTATCTAAATATACATAGGTACATAATAGCTCGTTATTAACATCAAAATTTACATCACTCGGCTTCACAAATGTCGCAATAGATATAGGTGTCGATGGGAGGTGTGTAGTATTATACATTAGCGGGCTCACATAAGTATTCAATATATTACTCCATACCTGATATAATCCCTCGAAAGCATTATCATTAATATAAATATCTAATTCAACTTCGTTATTCTCTAATTTTAATAACGGAAGTGCCAGCGAGGGATTCTTAGTAAACCAGAAATTGAGAGGAACCTGTATTTTTCTCTTTTTAATACTCGGTGTTTGAGGAGTTTTTGCGAAACTTGATACAGGATAGGTTACATTATAAAGCCTGTTATTTAACACCCTGTATTTTGGCACAAAATTGAAAGGTGCCGTATATTCGTCTATATTCCCTATCAACTTATTATATTCAATATTATCTTTACTCGTGAGCTCATTCCATATATTCATCCATTCGCCATATAGCGTCTCTATATTAACAACCCCTATTCTAAGACGCGCTTCCTTGATATAATTGAAGCCTAAATTATTGACCCATCTGAACTTATATATATTATCCGAGTATATATCGGGGATTTTGAATGTCAAAAACAGTCCCGATAATAAATCAGCATAACGCTTTATTTTAAAATTAATACGCAATTCAGAAGTGGATGGTTTAAAACCAATATTGCTATCACCAGTAGAAGTAACAACAATAGTTTCCATAGAAAAATTAGTATGTTTTTTGAGCACATATTTATAATAATTAATATGCGGATTTAAGGTAATATATTCGCTCATATTACCCTTCAAAACTAATTGCATCAATCCGCCTCCCATTTTTATTTATACCCTTTATTATTATAAAGTTTTATTAATAGGCTTATATACTCTTATTTTTCAGGATGCCTACGGATGCCTACGGATGCCTACATATGCCTACATATGCCTACGCCCCGGCATATTTTCCTACAAATACCTTCATTTTCTCGTATCTTCTGTCATCGTTGTATTCTTCTAACTTTTTCTCAGATTGACTCTTATCTATTATTATAATAGTGGGATATCCCGAGATTTCATATTTATCTAATCTGTCCTTGCAATCCTTCATATTATACTTTTTAAAGTCTAATTTATTACCATATTCGCTATTAAGCTTATCCCATACTCCGGATTTACTAAAATCCTCGCAGTGTCCGCAACCGTCCATATAATAATACTCCATTCTGTATTTTTTATCCGCCGATTCGCCCATAAAAGTCTCCATTATTTTATTTTTATTATATGCGAATAAAACGGCAATAGCCAATAATAAAAAGAATATTATTGAAATCATAATAAATATATCGCTTCCGAAAAAACTCTTTTTTGCCGCCATATTAATATCCTCAAATCGTATAATCCTCTAAATTATTATTAGATAATAATATCATAATTATTAGATATTTCTTTATATTCTCTCTTAATTCTCTCGGTTTCTCCTATGATATCATAATCATTATCATTATCATTATCATTATCATTATCATTATCTAATTGTATTATAATTGAATTATAAAAATATGCCCCATATCTGTGCGTTTCTATATCTATATCCGCATTTGCGCTAACCTTATTGTCAATATACCCCTTGATAAACTTGATAAAATGCCCCTTCTCTATTAAAAATATTCTTACATCCAGAGAATCATAATCTATCGCAGCTTCATAATCTTTCAATACATAGCTATCATAATTATTCTCTCTAAGTATATTGACATACTTGTCAAGACTATTGTCATCGCACACAATTATAGTTCTATATACAAGATAGTTTGAATATAGCTCCTCTAATCTATTAATTATCTCGCGCGTCATTAATACTTTATTAATTATTATTGTTTTTGCCTTATGTATATTATCATTGTAATCAATATATAAGATTATTTATAATAACTAATTATAATGGACGAACAAATCATCAAGATTAGTATAGAACAATTTAGAGATATATATAATTCTGTAGATGTACCGCGCAATATTTTGGATAAAGCCGTAGATATTAAAAATACATATTCGTGTTTCAACTCCTATTATGACCCCAAAATGATATGGGCGAAAAAAATATACAATAATAAAGAGAAGTATAATAAACCCAAGGTTAAATCGAGATTTCACATCATAATACCCGACTTTACGAAGAAATCCGAGCTGAAAAGGTGTTTGATAGGTAATTTAAATAAACTAAGCATTAAAAACAAAGATAGTATCTACGAGAAAATTAAGGAAATTATCGCTGTAAATGATAATAACGATAACAAGGACGATATTTTTATGTATATATGGAATTATATTAAAACGAGCGACGATGAACTGTATAGCAATATACTCGCTCTATTTGACAAGGAATATGTCTGTGTGATGATTGATAAACTCTGGAATAATTACATTAGCAATAAGGAATGGGATCCGCCGAAATATATATACGAAAATAATCTTCTGGTATTGAACGACGAATACGATATGTATTGCGAATATACCAAGTGGAAGCGCGGAATAAATAATATTAATAAGATATGGATTAAATATAAACGCGAAGAACTGCCAATATTGCTAAATAATATTGCAGATTATGTCGTTAGTATTATATATAATACCGATATCTATAAATATATTCTGGATATTTTACTGGAACAATTATATAAAATCTTGGCTATCGCTAAATATAATTGTATAATAGATAAAATTAAAAATATAAATATTAAAAACTTGGATAATTCTACAAAGTTTTTTATTTATAATATTATTGAATTATAAAAAAATTATTTCTATATAATAGTATAGAGTAAGAAATAGTACAATGAAAGAGAGTGAAAATAACTTATCTTTTTATAGTAGTGCCATAATCCAAGCAATTTTTGCTATATTATTGTTAATAATCCTCAGTTATATTTACAAGCTGGAGAATATGGGGTGTGAATGTTCGGAACACCCCAACAAGGATTTTATCAAGAACTTCACTGTAATAGCCCTCGGTTATTTCATAATAACCTCTATTATATCGCTTAAATCTATCGCTAAAAGTATGGGATATGTCGTAGTCCAATTATTGTCAATTGCCACCTTCGTATTCTTCTTAATGTTTGTCGTATACATATACTATGCTTTTGAATATGTTAGATATTTAACCAACGAAAAATGCAAATGCTCTGAGGATTTAAGCCGTGATATCATTTCCGTAGGTACAATGATATCTCTCTTCCTCTTCTTAACCCTCCTATTCACCATAATTATCATCCCTATCCTATTAAGCACCCTAAGCAGCCTATTATCCAAGATAGAGGTATTTGAGGAGGAAGTAGAAGACACTATCCGCAACCCGATGAAATCTCTACGCAGCACCCCCGACAGAATCGTTAAATCCGTTAAAGAAGTCGGTAGCTTTGTTAATAAATCCGCTAAAAAAATAACCAATCTTAGAAAAAATAGATAAATAGCACCGAATTAACCCTTATTTAACCATAGTTATACCCTTATTTTTATTCATAATATATCATATATCAATATATCAATATATCAATATATCAATATATCATATATCATATAGAAAAACAATAGAAGTCGAATTCAACTCTTATATCCCTTATATCCCTCGTATTTTATATATTTAATGTGCGTGTGCCCTTCTTTGGTCTTCCTCGCCCTTTTAATATCTGGATATCCGCTGTATCCTCTATAATTGAAGTTATCTCTTCGTCGCTAACTGAAAGAGTTTCTATGTTATTATCGCTATCATCGATTGATATCTTGCTATGAACGTTCTTAATTATATTATCTATATCTTCATATTGCTTTTTATCGTTAGGCTGCGTCGCCATTCCTCTGTTTTGTGCATTCATATTTTGCGCATATGCCGGCATATTTGAAGGTACAGGGTCGCTATTTAAAGAACCGAAAAGATTACTTACCATATTGAATAACCCCATATTATCGTTGCTTGACCCGCGATTTTGAGACATTTGGGGCATTTGCTGTGGAGCGCCATTTCCCATCACATATTGTTTTGCAGCTGCATTTTGAAATTGCTTCATTAATTCGGGATTAGAACGGAGAACATTCTCTACATCAGGAAGAGGCTGTTCTTTAAACATTCTGCTCGTTAAATGGAACATAAAGGCGCTCCCTGAAAGTGATATAAAGAGCCTCAATTCGGGTGCCATCTTCTTGCCCGTCGCCTTGTATTTATAATGCAATTCCTCAAAAATATCATCATAATCGTTGATATTTTCATTGACCTGTTCGGACCACCCATCCAGCTTAATAGAAAACGGGTCATATCGCCCGTTAATATATTCAGTTCCTGAGATAAAAGCCATCAACATTTTTTGCTGAAATCTTATGCTCCCATCCAATTCCTTCTCTCTAATAATCCTATTATATTCGGTCCGCATCTCTTCAATATCAGAGTTCATATTGAACTTGAACGGTATCCTAAATCCCTTAGATTCCATTCTGTCCAGCTGATATATTATCTCTCTCTTTTCGTTTATCTCGTTCTTTATTATTTCCTTAGGGCTCAAAAACTTATTCTTATTTCTACCGCCGCTACCACCGCCTCCGCCTTCATCACTGCCGTTACTACCGTTACTTCCTTCGCTTCCCTCGCTTCCCTCGCTTCCTCCGCTTACTACACTGCTTCCGCTACTTTCATCGCTTTCATCACTGCCTCCGCTGGCACCGCTGGCTTCACTAACATTATCATCATATATTTTCTTAATCTTGTTGCGATTTGAACTCTTTTTACTCTCATCACTATCGCTCTCGCTTTCTATTCGCGAACCTCTGCCAATTCTATCTTTATTGCGGTATATATTGCCGATATTTTTCATATATTTCTTTTTACCACCAGACGAACTTCCGCGCGAAGAACCGCCCGAAGACATTGATATAACATCATCACTTATTTTTTTCCTGTTAAACAATTCTTCGTTAATAGCTATATTGGACTGCTTGCCACCCCCTGGTATATTAAAACTAAAAGGTTGCTTATTGAAACTTTCTCTATTCAATTCAATTAAATCATCATTTCTATTATTAAAATTTGATAGTAAAGCCATATTATATATTTATTTGGGTATCAAATGTTTATATATCTATTATAATTTTTAAATGTTTATTAATACGCATTCTAATAAAAATAAGGTTCCATATATTAGCATTAGCTATTTCTACGAGATAGCCACGATAACCAAGTGCCGAAAAATAATTTCCCCGATTTTACATAATATTCAGGGTGAAATTGTACCCCCAATATATCCCTCTTCTTATGATATAATATATCTATCATATCTTTCCTTTTCATTACGGCCTTCATATTCTTACCTACTTTGATAACAATATCATTATGATTATACATATATTTAGTCCTTACAATATCAAAAGGATACTTTATTTTTAAAGGTCTATCATAGTTTCTAATATATCCCGCATCTCTCGTTCTGACATTAGAGAACTTCCCAAATCTTACAGCGATATATTGCATTCCGTAGCAAATCGCCAAAATATGTATCTTGTTAGAGTGCTTAAATATTATCTCGGGAACTTTAGGTGACCTTCTATCAACTATGCGATAATCAGAACCAGATACTATAATAGCATCCAATTTATCTTCCAGATTATTCAATAATTTGAAGATGCCTTCTTCATCATACCAATCTCTAAAACATAATCTCGCATTTCTTATTGATTTTTTAAAACGCAACTTTCTGATATTATTTAAAGCGCGATTACTATACATCATTATTATCAATATTTTAGGTCGCCTCTTCTTCTTCATTATTTTCATTACAGCATATGCCACTACTATATAATTTATTATATTTATTTGTAATATCTCCCTTCGTAGTACTTCTAATATAGGATACAGCTTGCAAACACGCATCACTCAAATCATCCTTCTTCTTGTTTTCATTAAATCTCTTCTTTAATTGCTCGTTCTCGCTAATATATTCGCGACACAACTCAATACTAAGCATCTTATTATTCTTATATTTATCCCTCCTAAATCCCTTCTTATTCCTCGCCTCTCCTCCATCGCCCGCTCCCGTCCCTGCGCCAGGCTTCGCAGCATTCGCTTCCATATTTATAACATAGATATGGTTTTTAGTTTTTAATGATGCATTTACAAGAACAACATTGCCCACCTCCTTATCCCAATATTTAATTAAACTAAAATAACCGTAGATAATATGCTGGATAGTTTTCATAATGCCGTTTAAATTAGAAGGCTGATTCTCTATCAATACATAATCTATCATATTGATACCCCTATTTTTTAACCCACCAATTATATTATCCATCTCAATATATATTCTTTCAGATATATCATCAATTCCTTTAATCTCCTTCTTAGATGAAGCCAATTCTATGATACGCCATTCCAATATCTCCAATATCTCGGTTTTTCTTAATATACATAGGGCAAGATTCTTAACCCCAATATCGAAACTGACATATATCATAATCCTAATCCTAATATCCTAATATCATTATTATATCAACATATCCTTATTAGCTAACTTACATAACATTATATGTATATAGGTACATAGGTACATAGGTACATAGGTACATAGGTACATTTTATGTCTATGCTTAGGAATCTAATTTTTTTGTGATAGTTTTTTGGATTTCAGCTATTATTTTCGGACTGTATGAGGTAATACCGTAATGTTTTATAAGCACAGCGAGGTCTTTCCAAAATGTATCGCCTTCATATTTGGAATTGTATTTATTTATTTTCTTACATTTTTTATATAGCCATTTGTATGTCTTCTCTAAGTTTTCAGACTTCTTTGATATCTTACTAAGTCTCTGTTCCCTTATTAATCTGCTAATATAGCTTTTCAACTCCTCGCATTTATAATAGTTAGGCAAAGTCTCTCGCAAATCATAAAACTTCATATAATTATACGAGGGACATATCAATAAATTTTCTGTATAATCTATAAATGTCGGGTTATTATCTATTATTAATAATCTCTTGCCAATATCATAATTATTTGGTATCTTTATGGTCTTACTAATTAAAGGCAGTATCTTTGCGACAGATTTCTTTATATTTCCATATTTATCCATAATACAATTATCGCGCGTTAATAGTGGTCGGTCAAACTTAAAATTATTATGTTTCTCTATTATAGCTATCTCTTTGTTCGCCCATTTTTTCTCAGAAGCCGTATAAATATAAAAATAGCTTGATGGATACAGCTTTTTCATAGCATTAATAAATGTGAAAAAATGCGGTCGGACTAATAGAGATTTATCCGAATAACTTTCATTCAAATATTTATTACATAGTGCCGTATATTTATTTAACCCCTTCATCTTATATTTTTTTACCAATTCTATAATATTATACAAATCACATTGATAATTACAATCGCCTATTATAGTTCCATCCAAATCTATTATAAATATATACGGCTCAGCATTGCCTCCCTTTTCTTCTTTGTTATTCATTAAATCTATTATAATATTATATTAGAATATTGCTTTATAAATAGAAGATATATAAGATAATGGCAGAATCCCATATATTTAATACTAAAAATATATCCGCATATAGCCATTTTTCAAATACAATTAATAACAAATATCTTAATTTGAATAACGAAAAAGGAAAAGATAGAAATATTAAAGTTCCCGATACATTACTTAAATATTTTAAGGATAAAACGCTCAAATATAATCTCGACAAAAGAATATTCTATTATAAGCATATAACGAACAAATTAAAAGATATAAATAACAAGCAGTGTCTAAAAGAATATGCTATCAATTCTAAGAAAAATGAAGATGTTCGCGGATACAATATCAATGATATAGTATTTCTTACAAAAAAGTTCGGTTCTATCAGCAAATACGGGTATATTTATATAACATCTATTAAAAATGAAGTAGGCAAATATCCTATTGCTTCAAAAATTATGATTAATAACCGCGTTAATCTTTTTGAAGCACAGATAAACTTGAAAATAACTGATAAAGTTATAAAAACTATGATATCAAGGCATTTCATTCTAACTTATAAAGTTATTACCTGCGACAGAATATCCAATAAAAACTTGCCAGATATTGTTCTCAATAAAAAATACTATGTTTTATTAAATGAGCTTGCCAGAGGTGATTTGAAACAGCTATGTTATAATATAACTTTCCTCAAAAATAACAGCGTATTATATAATGTATTTATCCAAATCATATTAGCAATATCAACTTTTCATCATTTCGGATTTATTCACGGAGATTGCCATTGGGGAAATTTTCTATATCATATGAATTATAATGTTGCCAAAAATAGCTATTACCACTATAGTATTTATGGCAAAAATTATTATCTGAAATCTTGCGAATATACTATGTATATTTATGATTTCGGTTTTGCCGAAAAAATCAAATCTGTCAAAAAGTCCCTTATTGATGCCGACTATAGAAGATTGATAAATGCTTTTAGAAATAAAAAGATAGAACCGCGTTCCTGGATATCTGTAGATAGTAATCTGCCTTCTGACGAGATCGGCGAATATGTCAAAACATTTAAAAAAGCTATTAATAATAATAATCACACCAGTAACGGAAGTGTAAGCGACAGCAATATCTATGAAAATAACAGCATATATTTAGAAAAATTAACGATTGATATAATTCTGCCAATATTATTAAAAGCCCCTGACAAAACATTTGTTGCCAAATTACCAGTAAATGCCACGATTATTAATAAAAAACCCTATTACATCAATAAAAAAATATTAATCAAAGACTAATCGCATCAATACGCGCATTAGCATCAGCTGTATATTTTGCAGTTAATTCGTCAATATATTCGGTCATTGTTTCAAAGCCGACATATACCATTTCGTCAATCTCCTTTTTAGTTATATGTAATCGCATTCCCTTCCTCGCAAATATTATATTCATTCCACTTTTTAAAACGAGATTTTGAGGGCGATAATAATTAGTATATTTACTATCTTGAATCTGCTTTAATAAAACCTCTTTTACTCTTAGCATATTTAATATCGTCATCAACTGCTTTACAATATATATGAAATTTATAGTTTTTATAGGAATATGTTCTGCATTTTGATTATCATTATCTTTATACAAAAGCATACCTATTATATTCTCACGCGGCACATCGGCGAATATTTTTATAGGAAAATTATTAGTTAATCCCCCATCATAATAATGATAATCTCCTATATTTATCGGTTTAAACAATAATGGTATAGACATTGAAGCGCAACAAGCCTTATACACGCAGGCATCGGGCGTTTTCTCAATAGAAAAAATCTCATTTTCGCAAGTATTTATATTCGTACAAGATATATACATATTTACTCCGAAAATTTTAGATAATTGCGCGAATGTAATAGTCTCTGATATATCTTCGCAATCATTAGGCTCTTCTGTGTCCTTCGTGTCCTTCGTGTCCTTGCACCTATCGGGATATTTCCTCTTTATAATAATTTTTAAATGCTTAATCATTGCCTCTGTATCAAATAAACCAAGTTCTGTAATTAATCTGATGTACTTTTTAATAGATAAAAAACATAACTCATTATCTTTCATACAATTATATAATACCTCTTCCATCTCATAAATAGTTAATTTAAGGGCAAACATAATGCCTATCAAAGAACCTATAGAACACCCGGCAATATGTTTTATATTCTTATGCATATTATTTAAATATAAGTATCTAAGAGCACCAACGAATATAACACCACGCATACCGCCTCCCGATAAAACTAAATGAGTAATATTCATATTCGTACTCGCATTCGTACTCATTTTTAATTATATAATATTATATATATTATACCCAAATATCGCGTTTATCTCTTAAATATCCCTAATATCCCTAAATGTGCGAATTGTATTCTTGAATACTAACTTTGTAATATGCAAGAGCCTCTTTAGATGCATTGTTCTCAGCTTCTTTTTTAGTATTTCCCGTAGCCGTAGAAATAATGCTCCCGTTCTTGTCTTTGATACAATATGTAAATATACGAACATTATCTTTAACGGTCACATTCAGCTCTTTGAATTGCGGTACATCCTGTAAAGAATGAAGCATATGAGATACAAGCATATCCTTGTAATTGTTTTTAATTCTAATGAGTTCGCAAAAGTCTATATAATTCTCAATTATATATATTATCCAAGATTCTACAACAAAATATCCCGCTCCAGAAGAGGGATTTATATTTATATTAGGAATAATAACATTATCAGCATCCGTCTGGAAATCCAAATAGAGTGCCCCTAAAAATGCCTCAAATATATCCTCCATAATTTTATAGTTATTCCTTCCACCAGATTCCTCTACCTGCTTAGATATAATAGCAAACTTCGGTAATCCTATTTTATCCGACAAATACCCCAACATCTTTCCATTTACTATCTTTGTCCTAATTTTAGACAGGAACCCCTCATTTTGGTCTGGAAATCTATTATATAAATAATTCGTTACAATCATTCCAAGTAAAGAGTCCCCCAAAAACTCGAGGCGCTCATAAGACATATCTTGAAGAGGCAAACAATCGCTCGGACAATTCGCATTGCTTTTCTCAAAATCAATATTTTTCATAGTACAATAAGATTTATGAACGAATGCAACGCGATATAAATTGATGTTCTTTACTTCTAAAGCAGGCAAGCCATTGCTACTTAGCAATTTATATAAATCCTCTTTGCTTAACAGAGTGTTTTTTGAATTATACGGTTGATTTTCTACATCAATCTCCATCGTTTTATTATGGATATTATCAATTCTTTTCATTCTGGATATATATCTTAGTTATATCTATTTCTCAAAATATGAATATATCAATTTTTATATATATAAATATTAAATGTATTTTTCTTTTAAATAGAATAAGATAATAAATGAGTTATCTAGCTAATGATATAACAGCCCCCCTAATCCAAATAGATTCGGTTGCTATTGGGTTTCAATTGGACGGCGAAAACGAAGCAAGAAATATCAATAGTTTAGATTTAAATAAAGATGAATTTCTGGCCGTAGGAGAGAAAACATATATTCCCGGCGATACTTCAAATACTAAATGGTCTCTTCTCGTTAATAGCCAAGGTACTTCGGTAAATGCCTCGAGAAACCTCGCTCGCGAAAGTTTAACTCTTGATACCTCGCTATATGTAGATAAAAACATTCATTGTTCGGGTATTATTAAAGCGGCAGGATTAGAGCTTAATAATATCAGAATTGACAATACAACAACTATAACAAGCAATTTAATCAGGGAGTTTATCGTTAAAACTAACGATCTCGTAGTATCTCAGCCTTTTCAAACAGGCTATATTACAAATTATAACAACCTCTATAATATTAATTATGATGTTAAAAATGTTTATACGCCTAACTTCGTTACCTTCGGTGGCCATATTGATACATACAAAAACACACATCCGCTAAACATCGTCACCACACCTAATAATAAATTCAGCAGTATGCATATTTCTATAAGAAACGATACTAATAATGAAGAAGAACCCTCGAGAATGTGTATTGGTATGATTGGTGGCAGCAATATATCTCCCGCTATTATTTCTACAACACGAGGAGTTCCGCTCGAATTTCACATTAGTACTTCTTCGGAGAATATTGATGCCGCCTATGGTACAAAAGCATTCCCTATATACAACTCTAATAATGTCCCTGCTATGACAATTGATGCGAATAATAATGTAGGCATTGGTACAAATAACACTACTCAAAAAAACTATTATAAAAAGATTTTCGCAAATAATAACACGACTACCGAAGAAAGATTCGGTAAACCTAAATTAGAAGTAAAAGGACTATCTACATTTGAAGACATATTATTGCACGATTACCAAACAAATACCTATAAACATCTCGATGATATATATATCCGCGGAACAGGTCTCGGGGTTCTCAACGCAACACAAATAAATGGCGGCGATTTTACAGATTCGCTCTATAGATTTAATAATAATCTATCTGTCTCAAAGCAATTAAATGCCGGCAATGTCAATATTGCTAATAACGCGACAGTCGGATGTAATCTAACCACCGATATTTTAAATGTTAACGAACATTCAACTTTTGAAGGAACAGTTGCCTTTAATAATGATGTTAATTTTGACAGCGTCCAAAATATTAATATGAATAACCTAAATATAAATAACGACCTATTCATCAATAATAAGCGCGTAACACCCCTCAATACAAATGATACTTTTACAGGGAACTTTGAAAAAAGCATAGTAGATGGTAGCAACTATTTATTTGTTTATGTTAGCAGCAATATCGCTTCTCTCGATGCCAACTGCAATGTTAATTTCCCTAATAAAATGGGTATCGGTCTGACAAATACCGACGGTTTCGATGGTGTCCTAAATATTATTAAGAATGATAGAACGACGAGCAACAATTTTGACATATTACTAAAAAATACCATAGAAAACAAGACATATATCGCTAATATAGGAAGACTCTCGCGACTTGATTATAACGACAACAGCTTGATATTTAACACTAACAAGGTGCCTGGAAAAAATAACAACATATATTTTTATCCATCGAGTGATATATCTGTATTGACTTCTAATCGTTTTCTTCCCAATATAAGAAATACACCTCCGACACTATCTTTATTAAATGGCAAGGTAGGTATAAACAAATTGAATCCCGATAATCTTTTCGCGCTGGATATTGAAGGTAAAATAGCTGCTAACGAGTATTATGTATCTCAAGATAACAATTTTAAAAGGACTAAGAACTTTGTTTATAATAATGGCAAAAATTTTTTCAACTTATACGATACATCAACTGATAAGTTTTGTATCAATTATAATGAGCTTATATCATTCGCCTCAGATATGAGAGGCCTCAATGTTAAAAAAGGTATTAACGCTGATTTATATTATCAAAACAACATATTATTAGAAACCCTACAAAAAGCGAGTTCGACAGACAGTTTTTACACTAATAAGAATATATCTATAGGCTGGAACGGCGAAGCTAATGTTTCACCGCTTCAAGTTAGAAACTTATATACGAACGATTATAATTATTCAACTATACGCATTTACAGAGGTGTTCGCGGAGGCGGTCTTTTTAATAACGCTGATTATAGTGGTATTGATATCTGCGAGTATGACAGAGATATTAATCAAGACCGAAATAAAGAGAAGTGGTTCATTTATAAAAATCATAAATATAATGACCTCGACGCAAGAGATTATATGCGCGTCGGCCCTTTGCAAATCGGATACACCGATAAAACTATTGAGCCCACTTCATATGGTATGTCGTTTTATTATGATCCGGCGAGTTCCAAATATCATATAGATGTTAATAACCCCAAGGTATCCTATGATGACAAATCTGCGATGACAATATACGGCGACCTAAATGTTCACGGGAATGTTAATATTTTAGATAACGAAGGATGCAATTTTAATTTTACTATGAAAGCATTATCCTCTAATCTAAAAAGAGTAGACAGATATATCAATTATATATCTGGAGATGGCATTGATACAGGATATGCGACATCCACGAATAAAATTGCTATGTCGATTGATATTTTGAGGCCCAGAGAAAATGTTATAATTGACCCTGTGGAAAATCAGAAGATTCCTGTAATAATTAAAAATATGAATGATGATAATCCGGTAACAAAGTTTATCACTTATTCTAAAAGTAATATTTGCTATTCTATGATAGAATTGGCTATTTACAACAGTAATCTTCAATTAGTAGATGATGCCATTGATAAACAAAACAATATCAGAAATGCCATACAAATGAGCGTGGCTAATAATAATAGCAATACTTATCTTGATTTTAATGTTTATAACAACGATTCATACAAAAACTTTTTGCGATTTATTAATACAGTCAGTGATAATGGTGATGCCAACAGTACTATAGCACATATGGGTCTCGGGACAGACAAGAGTTCAAATATCCTTTTTCACATTGATGGGAATGAAAAATATGGTCTTCAAATTACAAATAATAAGTTTCCGGCTTCTATCAATTTATTGAACTCTGAAGGAAAAAATATTTATCATACTATATCAGGCGGTGATCTTCACAATAATCACAAGTTTACTATTGATGTCTCTTCAGCTACTGTGGATGATCTAAATAACGAACCAGTTATGACAAATGTATTCACAATAGACGCCTTCCAATACAACGGGGAAAAACGCAGAGGGGCTCGCTATGGATTCAATGAAGACTTTGCATCTAACATAAATCAGACCTTTGTAATTAAAAGTGATTACGATACAGTTCCTATGTCAATTACGAGCAGATACAGCTACGAATATATGTTTAATAGTACAGTTAAAATAGATTATGACAAAGTGCTATTTGATATATTGTCATCGAATTGGAATAATGATTCTAAGACATATTTCAGTTTTTATAAACAGAATATAACAGAGTTGCCTGCTACAGACGCTAATAATAATGTTATCACTTCTAATAATATCTATGACGACGGCTTCATATTTAAAGCAAATAATCTAATATCAAGAAACCTCTCGTATATTACTATTCATTCTAATCTCAATTATCCGTATTTTTTCAGTAATTTAGATATTAATTATATGCCCCTTAATAACCAAACATTTGACATAGAAACCGATAGTGTAAAAGATAAATATGATTTATTCAAGGAAAACGATTTTTCCTTAGTACCACAAGGCATATTTTACAGTAGCAATGACGATATTAAACCCAGCGATATTTCAGAAAAAATGCTTTCCGTAATTGATAAAGCCGTATTCAATGTCTATGATAGTAATATATTATTCAACTATGAATATATAAATAGATATATTATATCCGACCACATATCGTGCAATATAGCTATTAGCGTCAGTTCAAATATTGAGATAATTGATAACAGCAACTATTTTAATATCAGCAACTATATAACGACAACTTTTGGAACTGTCAATCAGCCTTTTAATGCCCTTCAGAATGTAATGCAACATACCTATATGGATTATCATCAAAATGCTATTAATCTCAATGTAAAATTTTTAGAATATTCCAACATATATTTAAATACATATACTATAAATACTTTGAAATACAATTCTAACATAGCATATGATGCAGTATTTTTTTCCGTTCATACTAATCATTTAAATATTGCAACTTCCAATATTATATTTGAAGAGCTATTTGAATTAAGCACGGCATATCTCGATATAACTTCTAATATTCAAGATAATAATATAATTTTTAGAACATCCAACTATTCTATTAACAACAATGCTAATGCTACGCAAAGAAATATGATTATCCAGAAATTTAGTTCAAATGTTTTCCAAGATACATTTGATATTTTGGGTAATCCTATAAATAAAACTATAGTTATAGAAGAATATTTTAATAACTATTGCAATTATAATTTGGAAGATATCAATATAGGAATTCGCAACTATAACTATAAAAATTATAAACCACACATCTCTTTGATAAATGATGTTGAGAAAAACGATAGTGTTTTTGAAGGACACGAAATATACAGCTATGACGGAGTATTTGAAATCAAATATGCTAATTCCACGAACAAGCAATTTGTCCCTCTTAAAATTGATAGTATGGGAAATATGACTATTAATGGCGGATTAGATACGAAAGGTAATATTAAAATAGACGGGAATATATATGATGCTAATGGCAACAATTTAATTGAAATACTCAACAAAAATTATTATAAAGAATATGAGATAAACTCAAGTAATATTCATTTTAATTCTTTAGGTTCAAACGGACTTGAAATTAATTCTTATGCTATTAATAATCATATTGATTATAAGTTCTTTTATGTAAAAGATTATTTATCTTCAAATGCAATTAATGATATTTTAATATTGCATAAATCTGAACTATTAAATAACACATATAATCTTGATTTATATGCAGATTTGTATATTAACTGCAATTTATATATCGAAGGCGAGGGAAATATCCCTTCATTATCAGTATTCCAAAAACATAACCAAAATATTATACAAGTTGCTAATTTGGAACGCGAAGTTATGACAGTTGCCTATGACGGAAGCGTAGGATTAGGTGTAACAGAGCCACAAAGTGCCCTATTTAATATCAGACAAAATAATGAATATACCAATGTTATCTCGGCCTCTAATCTTGACCGCGAATTGATGACATTGACATATGATGGTAGCTTAGGATTGGGAGTAGTAGAGCCACAAGGAGTATTGCTAAATGCTCGTCAGAATAATGTCGACAGAAATATTATCTCGGCTTCTAATTTGGACCGCGAAGTTCTGACAGTTGCCTATGATGGTAGCATAGGGTTCGGTGTTACGCAACCTCAAGGAGTTCTCTTCAATATTCGTCAGAATAATGTCGGTAGTAATATTATCTCGGCTTCTAATCTTGACCGCGAAGTCCTAACAGTCGCCTATGATGGTAGTATAGGGTTCGGTGTTACGCAACCACGAGGAATCTTGCTAAACGCTCGACAGAATAATATAGGCAGCAATATTATCTCGGCTTCTAATATTAATCGCGAAGTCCTGACAGTCGCCTATGATGGTAGCATAGGTTTTGGTGTTACGCAACCACGAGGCATTTTGCTAAACGCTCGTCAGAATAATGTTGGTAGCAATATTATATCAGCTTCTAACATAGACCGCGAAGTCCTAACAGTAGCATATGACGGTAGCATAGGTTTTGGTGTCTCAAGGCCACAAGGAGTATTGCTTAATGCCCGACAGAATAACATAGGAAGCAATATTATCTCGGCTTCTAACATAAATCGCGAAGTCTTAACAGTAGCCTATGATGGTAGCATTGGTTTTGGTGTAACACAACCCAGAGGAATCTTGCTAAACGCTCGCCAGAATAATGTCAGTAGCAATATTATCTCGGCTTCTAATTTGGAGCGCGAAGTCCTGACAGTCGCCTATGACGGTAGCATTGGTTTTGGTGTTACTCAACCGCGAGGAATCTTGCTAAACGCTCGCCAGAATAACATCGGAAGCAATATTATCTCGGCTTCTAATTTGGATAGGGAAGTCTTAACGGTGGCCTATGACGGTAGCATAGGTTTTGGTGTAACTCAACCCAGAGGAATCTTGCTAAACGCAAGACAGAATAACATCGGTAGCAATATTATCTCGGCTTCTAACATTGACCGCGAAGTTCTAACAGTGGCCTATGACGGTAGCATTGGTTTTGGTGTTACGCAACCGCGGGGCATCTTGCTAAATGCTCGTCAAAATAATGTCGGTAGCAATATTATCTCAGCTTCTAACATTGACCGCGAAGTTCTGACAGTCGCCTATGACGGTAGCATTGGTTTTGGTGTTACTCAACCTCGAGGCATCTTGCTAAATGCTCGACAAAATAATGTTAGTAGCAATATTATCTCAGCTTCTAATTTGGAGCGCGAAGTTCTGACAGTCGCCTATGACGGTAGCATTGGTTTTGGTGTTATGCAACCGCGAGGCATATTGCTAAACGCTCGTCAGAATAACATAGGAAGCAATATTATCTCGGCTTCTAATATTAATCGTGAAGTACTGACAGTAGCCTATGACGGTAGCATTGGTTTTGGTGTAACACAACCGCGAGGAATCTTGCTAAACGCTCGACAGAATAACATAGGAAGCAATATTATCTCAGCTTCTAATTTGGATAGGGAAGTCCTGACAGTAGCCTATGACGGTAGCATTGGTTTTGGTGTTACTCAACCTCGGGGCATATTATTAAATGCCCGACAGAATAATATAGGAAGCAATATTATATCAGCTTCTAATTTGGATCGCGAAGTCCTTACAGTAGCCTATGACGGTAGCATAGGTTTTGGTGTTACTCAACCTCGGGGCATATTATTAAATGCTCGTCAGAATAATGTCGGGAGCAATATTATCTCGGCTTCTAATTTGGATAGGGAAGTCCTGACAGTAGCATATGACGGTAGCATTGGTTTTGGTGTTACTCAACCCCGGGGCATATTACTAAATGCTCGTCAGAATAATGTCGGGAGCAATATTATCTCGGCTTCTAATTTGGACCGCGAAGTCCTTACAGTAGCCTATGACGGTAGCATAGGTTTTGGTGTATCGCGACCACAAGGTGTGTTACTAAATGCAAGACAGAATAATATAAACAACAATATTATTTCAGCTTCTAACATAGACCGCGAAGTCCTGACAGTTGCCTATGACGGTAGCATAGGTTTTGGTGTAACTCAACCACGAGGCATATTGTTAAATGCTCGACAGAATAATATAGGAAGCAATATTATCTCTGCTTCTAATTTGAATCGTGAAGTCCTGACAGTAGCCTATGACGGTAGCATAGGTTTTGGTGTTACTCAACCCCGGGGCATATTACTAAATGCTCGCCAGAATAACATAGGTAGCAATATTATCTCGGCTTCTAATTTGGATAGGGAAGTCCTGACAGTAGCCTACGACGGTAGCATAGGTTTTGGTGTAACTCAACCCAGAGGAATCTTGCTGAACGCAAGACAGAATAACATCGGTAGCAATATTATCTCGGCTTCTAACATAGACCGCGAAGTTCTGACAGTCGCCTATGACGGTAGCATAGGTTTTGGTGTAACTCAACCCCGAGGAATCTTGCTAAACGCAAGACAGAATAACATAGGAAGCAATATTATCTCGGCTTCTAACATAGACCGGGAAGTCTTAACAGTAGCCTATGACGGTAGCATAGGTTTTGGTGTATCACGGCCACAAGGAGTATTGCTAAATGCCAGACAGAATAATATAGGCGGCAATATTATTTCAGCTTCTAATTTGGATAGGGAAGTCCTTACAGTAGCTTATGATGGTAGCATAGGTTTTGGTGTTACTCAACCCCGAGGCATATTATTAAATGCCCGTCAGAATAATATAGGCAGCAATATTATCTCGGCTTCTAACATAGACCGCGAAGTCCTTACAGTAGCTTATGATGGTAGCATAGGGTTTGGTGTTACACAACCGCGAGGCATTCTTTTCAATGCCCGTCAGAATAATATAGGAAGCAATATTATCTCGGCTTCTAACATAAACCGTGAAGTCCTGACAGTCGCCTATGACGGTAGCATAGGTTTTGGTGTAACTCAACCCCGAGGAATCTTGCTAAATGCTCGACAGAATAACATCGGTAGCAATATTATCTCGGCTTCTAATTTGGATAGGGAAGTCCTGACAGTAGCCTATGACGGTAGCATAGGTTTTGGTGTTACTCAACCCCGAGGCATTTTGCTAAACGCAAGACAGAATAATATAGGAAGCAATATTATTTCAGCTTCTAATTTGGATCGTGAAGTCCTGACAGTCGCCTATGACGGTAGCATTGGTTTTGGTGTAACTCAACCCCGAGGCATTTTGCTAAACGCAAGACAGAATAACATCGGAAGCAATATTATCTCGGCTTCTAACATAAATCGCGAAGTCTTAACAGTAGCCTATGACGGTAGCATTGGTTTTGGTGTAAATCAACCCCGAGGCATATTACTCAATGCAAGACAGAATAACATCGGTAGCAATATTATCTCGGCTTCTAACATAGACCGGGAAGTCTTAACAGTAGCCTATGACGGTAGCATTGGTTTTGGTGTAACTCAACCCCGAGGAATCTTGCTAAACGCAAGACAGAATAATATAGGCAGCAATATTATTTCAGCTTCTAACATAGACCGCGAAGTCCTGACAGTAGCTTATGACGGTAGCATAGGTTTTGGTGTTACGCAACCTCGAGGAATCTTGCTAAACGCAAGACAGAATAATATAGGCAGCAATATTATCTCGGCTTCTAATTTGGATAGGGAAGTCTTAACGGTTGCCTATGACGGTAGCATAGGTTTTGGTGTTACGCAACCTCGAGGCATATTACTCAATGCAAGACAGAATAATATAGGAAGCAATATTATCTCGGCTTCTAATATAGATCGTGAAGTTCTAACGGTAGCCTATGACGGTAGCATTGGTTTTGGTGTAACTCAACCCCGTGGAATCTTGCTAAACGCAAGACAGAATAACATAGGAAGCAATATTATCTCGGCTTCTAACATAGACCGCGAAGTCTTAACAGTTGCCTATGATGGTAGCATAGGGTTTGGTGTCTCGAGGCCACAAGGAATCTTGCTAAACGCAAGACAGAATAACATAGGAAGCAATATTATCTCGGCTTCTAATATTAATCGCGAAGTCCTGACAGTAGCCTATGACGGTAGCATAGGTTTTGGTGTTACTCAACCGCGAGGCATATTACTAAATGCCCGACAGAATAACATAGGAAGCAATATTATCTCGGCTTCTAATTTGAATAGCGAGGTTATGACTCTAACATACGATGGTATTATGGGCTTAGGAGTGACAAATCCTAATAAACAAAGTAAATTGGATGTGAGAGGTAATATAAATATTGTTAGCGAACCAGGGTCAGATTTTATATATACCATTAACAATCGCGATATTATTAGAGAAACCTGTAATTTTATTTTAGAGACAAGTAATTTTATAGCTACCAGAATAACAAATCTCACAACAGATTTGATTACAGAAAATAGTACTTCTATAAATAAATTTATTGTAGCTAATAAATATAATAATAATCTATTTATTGACGGCGATTTAACTATCAATTCTAATTTAATTGTATATGGCGTAACAACAACATTGAATACCGATGTTTATACAACAGAACAATTGAATATAACAAATACTGGCGAAGGAGATGCTCTGATAGTTAAACAAATTAATAATTCATATAATATATTCACTGCTTCAAATAATAATATCCCTGTTTTTAATATTAATTATAATGGAAAGGTTGGTATTGGTACTGAAGCTCCTAAGGTATATTTGGATATTAATGCAACAGACGGCATCAAAATACCATGTGGTACAGAAATCCAGAGACCTGCTGGAATCAACTTAATAAAAGGTACTATCCGCTATAATACTGATACCAATCAATTTGAAGGCTACGGAGCAGGCAATAACTGGGGGACACTCGGAGGCGTCAAAGATGTCAATAACGATACTTTTATAAGTGCCGAGAGCGCACCAGGTGTTAATAATGACGAGCTCCGCTTTATAACAAGCAATGTCGAAAAGATGATTATCAAAACAGATGGCAAAGTTGGTATCGGCACTCAAGACCCTAAGGTATATTTGGATATTAACACGACAGACGGCATCAAAATACCAAGTGGTACAGAAATCCAACGACCTTCCGGTATCAACCTAATAAAAGGTACTATCCGTTATAACACAGATACCAATCAATTTGAAGGCTACGGTGCTGGTAATAACTGGGGAACACTCGGAGGCGTCAAAGATGTCAATAACGATACTTTTATAAGCGCAGAGAGCTATCCCGGTATTAATAATGATGAACTACGCTTTATAACAAGCAATATTGAAAAGATGATTATAAAAACAGATGGTAAAGTCGGTATCGGCAGACAGAATCCTGAATATTTGTTAGATGTTCAAGGAGATATCAGAACAAACTCTAACCTATTTGTCAATTTCAATGTAGGCATAGGTACTACTAATATTTCAAGTTCTCTGCTAAATATATATGGAAAGGCTGCAAATATTAAAATACAAAATCCTCATATTGATAATCCGGTATCATCTATAGAGTTTATAAACGGCCTTAATAACTCAATACAAAGCAACTCTTTATTTGGATGGCGAATGTCAAATAGCAATAACAGCTTTGTAATTTCATCTGGTAAAAATAATCTTATAAGTGATTGCCTAATTATTGACGGAGCAACTGGTAATATAGGTATCGGTACAAAACCGCATATTGAAATGGATAATAACGGCGATACTTATAAAATAAATATTAATGGAAGTATCAATATTGAAGGTGATATATATAAACAGGGTGTATTATTCTCGCAGGGCTCAGGTGGCGGAGGAAGTGTCGGGGTTATATCTCAAAATATGCCAATACAAACATTATCAAAGACATATACAAATACTAAATCATATTTAGAATCTGGCTTAGATAATGATGGCGGATGGAAGTTCATTGACGAAAATGTTAATGGTGGCTTTTTAATAAAAATTAAACCTTCTCACAGGACATCAAAGATTTTAATAAATCTCTCTATGCATATTGGTATTGATAGTGCTCCCGAATCAATCTGGTGGGGTCTTAGATTATATAGAAAAATGATTGATAATAATCTAAATGTAATAACTGATTGGCACGAAGTAGTAGCATCACGCCCTGAAAATAACCCAGATAATGCTACGCCTTGCTGGCTATCTCATACTCTCGGAGCAAATTTGACAAGTTATGAAAACTTCGTAGCTAATATTAACGGCACATTCTTTGATACGCCTGATTCAAGATATAATGTATATTACACAGTAAAATGGAAAACAAACTTAGGTGATAATTATGGCGGAAGTGCGAATATTTATCTAAATAGACCTGCCAAATATAATTCAAACAACTCCTCGGTGTTATCTTCGACCTGGACGGCGACCGAAATATGGCAATTGGGAACTCCATATATACCCAGCGAAGGCTCAAATATAATTACCATATATAACCAGGATTTTGTGGGAATAGGCAATACGCAACCGCAACATTCACTTGATATCGCGGGAGATATTAACATAACAGGGACATACAAGGTAAATAACGAAATATTCAAGACGAGCCAATGGACTACTAATAGCGATAACAATATATATTTTAATAATTATATTGGAGTTGGCACTGTAAAACCTGACTGTTTATTAGCTTTGAATGGAGCAAATGGCAAAATTAAAATACAAGATGATGGCATAAATAACGACGGAAGCACGAGAGCGCAATTATCAACTTCAATAGATTTAATTAACGGAACTAGCAATGCCCTGCAATATAACTTAAATAAATGCGGGTGGAGAATGTCAAATAGCAACAACAATTATATAATATCTTCAGGTAGCAATACCATAATTAAAGACAGGTTTATCATAGATAGCGCGGGTAATATAGGTGTCGGTACAGCACCAAATCATAAATTAGATATAGATGGTATTATAAATGCCAAGGCTTTTAATTTGAATGGCTCCCCTTTTGTATTAGAATTCACGCAAGGTATGACAATACAAACAATACACAAAACTTATTCTAAAACTGTTGAAAAAGAATTAAACTCTGTAGGATGGGTTCCGATAGATATTCAAAATGATGGTTTTTTTGTCAAGATAAAGCCTTCGCATATTCAATCAAAAGTCCTGGTATCTATGACTTGTCATATAGGTATGGATTATGCAGAAGATTCGCGCTGGTGGGGCTTACAATTATACCGAAAAATTGGCAACGGCTCTTGGACGCCTGTAAATGATGCTAACGGAACTAACGGCGGAGGATTAGAATGTACGCCTTGCTGGGTATCACACAATCTGGGTGCCGACAATAGTATGTACTCGCATTCCATAATAAATGTGTCGGGCTCCTACGAAGATATGCCGAATACCGAGGAAGATGTTTATTATACGGCATATTGGAAATCAAAACTGGACAATACAATCGGCAAACTCTATATTAACAGACCGGCTTATGTTAATAATTCTAATTATCCGCTAACATCTTCAAGCTGGACGGCGAGCGAAATATGGAATAATGGGACGCCCTATAAACCTATTACGACTACAATAGCAATTGCATATGACAAAGTAGGAATTGGAATGACACCGAACGAATCGAGCGGATATAAATTGGAAGTCGCGGGCAATGTTAAATGTAGCAATTTACAATGCGTCTCTGTTAATCAAACGAGTGATGCGCGTTATAAAAAGAATATTGAAAATATTGGTGATGCCTTGGAGGATATAAATAAGTTGAATCCCGTGTCTTATTTGCTATTGAATCAGGAATCTGCTGATAAAAAATCCTATGGCTTTATAGCTCAAGAATTAAAGGAGATATTCCCTGAAGTTGTTGTAGAGCCCTCTAATGATAATGAATTATATGGTATAAATTATACTTCTATAATTCCTCTATTGACAAAATCAATTCAAGAATTGACTAAAAAAATAGAATTGCAACAGAACGAAATTAACTATCTTAAACAAAAATTATAAAGATTTGTGAATTTTTTTTTTAAATATAAATATTAATATTATAGATAGAGAGAACTAATAATATAAATGAATATATTAAATGTGGGCTATGGTACAACAAATCCACAAACTCTATTTCATTTAGTTCAGTGCAATGTTGCTCTTCGGCTGGAGGACCCGCGAAATAATGTTAATAGCGTTATTAATATAGATTTTAAAAGGGGTTCTGGAACATTCGGAAATACCGCAAGTGGCGCAAGTGGCGCAAGCGGCGATTGGAGATTATCCAGTTCAAACACACAATTTAATATTGAAAAACACGCCTATAATTTAACCAGCAATATATTGTCTATAAATGAAAATGGAAATATTACTGTGGCTAATGATATTATAATTGGGGGAAATTTTATTAAAAACGGCAATAATGTTATAACAGATGTTTCTAACTATATCAATGCTGTTGATAGCAATCTCAATACTATCATTAATACTACTGTTATCACGAGCATTGACTCTAACAATTCTAATGTCAGCAATTATATCCAAGCGGTAGATAGCAATCTCAATAATATCATAAATACTACTGTTCTTACGAGCATAGACTCTAACAATTCTAATGTCAGCAATTATATTCAAGCGGTTGATAGCAATCTGAATGTCATTATTAATACTACTGTGCTTACAAGCATAGACTCTAACAATTCTAATGTCAGCAATTATATTCAAGCGGTTGATAGCAATCTCAATAATATCATAAATACTACCGTACTTACAAGCATTGACTCTAACAACTCTAATGTCAGCAACTATATCAAAGCTGTTGATAGCAATCTCAATAATATCATAAATACTACCGTACTTACAAGCATTGACTCTAACAACTCTAATGTCAGCAACTATATCAAAGCTGTTGATAGCAATCTCAAT